GTTCGGGGGCAAAACCAGTTTTGACGCTAGACCAGGCCGATGAGGACTTTGTGCTCTGCAAGTTTATCGGCTATGCCAGCGCCGCAAGCGCCAATCGCACGTTTGTGAGCGCATCGGATTTCACCACGCCCGGCGCTTTGGTGGGGTGGATACAGATTGAAATTCAGGACGACGGCGACCGCATAGCCGACGGCGATTATTATATACCCATCTATGCCACGCCGACGGCATAAGGAGAAAACAAAATGGCAGTGACAGTAACCAGAACCACATCAAACGGCAACGCCACTATACCATCGCCATCACCGCAGAGGCAGCGATTGCCGACGCCGTCGCAGCGGAGGCCAGCGAGCACATCTACCGCAACGAGGCGTGGATTCGTGAAATTTACGGCGGCGTGGAATGGGCAACGCTCACCAACGCTCAGAAAATGCACGTCCTAGGGCTGTACACACAGCGCAACCTACGTAAACTAGGTTATAGCCGCTACTATGACACGCAACAAAGCGCTATTGAGACGCTTGAGGCGCACTACGGGGAGGAATAATATGGATGTTATAAAAAATCAAGACTTTGAATTAGGAACTTGCAGAGACACATTTAACGGAACTGTATACAACGAAATAGAAGTTCCTCAAAATTGGATAGCTTGGTGGTCAGAATCAGATGGTTTTTATCGTCCCGAAATGAAAGTAATTTCAAACATACCACCCTATACAAACCCAAAGAGAATCAACACAGGCAACAAATCTTTGATGTTCTTTGGATTCTACAAAAAGATTAAAGCAGGATTGTATCAACAGATTACAGTTCCAACGAACTCAAAAGTAACCGTTGCCGTCTATGCTCATTCGTGGTATTCAATGCGAGATGATCCGACTAAATCAGAATGGTTAGATAACGGTGTATGGAGAACCATCCAAGATGGCGCAGATGGGTTTAATCTATCTGTCGGTATAGATATATCCGGTAATACAGACCCATTCAGTAATGACATTATCTGGAAAACTGAAAATTATTACAGTGGATTCAAAGAAATATCATTGGAAGTTGAAAATGTATCCGGTACTGTTACCTTATTCTTAAAAGGTGAAGCCGATAATCCATTCAAACATTGCGATTGTTACTTTGACACTTCAGAAGTAAGCATAGAACCGATCTCGCAAAATTGCCACTGTCCAAGACTTGAGTATGAACGGACATATCATCTATTAGCGCAGAACGCCCCCTTATGGGCATCAAAATTAGTTAACGGAATTGCCTATCCTGTACGTGGTACAATGGGGTATTCTCCAGACGATGCGGGCATAGGCCCAAACTTTAGAAACGTTATTGCCTATTACCACAACAAAAACGCTTTCAACTATTCAGAATTAGAGTCATTTTTCAATGAATATTATCCTGGCGTCAATCTTTCCCGTGTTAATCTATACGAAGAAGAACCCGATCCGATAGAACCGCCAACCGGAAGCATACCCCATCCAACCAACAACTACATTGGACTTCACGCCGGTGAACCATGGTCAAAGTGGAATTCATACATAACACAAGGCAAACCCAACGTCGCTAAATGTTTTTCACTTGGATTTGCACTCGATACAAAACGGATGGCGTTACCAGGAACTTTAGTTGTATGGCGCAAGTTCTCGGATGATTATGTGGATTCAGTTCCACCGCTCTATGACAACGCTCTAAAACTAGTCAACTATTATGATGCCGAGATACAAACAGCGGCTAATAATATGGGACTATCCCGCGATGCTCTATTACAACAAATGGACGGCATTGTAATCGAATCAGTCAATGAGAAGATACCCACATTTAACGTGCCTCAATTACAAAACGTGGTAGAATTCGATAGAATCTTTTGTGAACTGGTAAAACAAAAGTTTAATGGACACCTAAGACCGGGCATTTTAATCGCAGCGATAGGCAATCCCTATGAAACAGAAGTACAATATATGCTACCGGCTGTTAGAGCAGCAATAGCCAATAATGGCCTAATCGGCTATCATTCCTATTGGACCTCAAACGAAACCGACAACGGGCAATGGCTTGTTGAAAAATGGCCTTACCACGCCGGAAGATGGGCAGAATGGGACAAAGTATTTAATGCGTCGGGTCTATATCCTGAGTACTACTTTGGAGAAGGTGGTATAGTCTACTCAACTGATGGGAACAACTTCAACAGCGGCAAAGGTTGGCGCTCCTGTGGAAACTTCGACAAATACCTAGAACAAATCAAAACATTCAACAACAAAATAATCGAATGGAACGCCACTCATAACGGAAGGTGCTATGGTTTAACCGTATTCCACTACGGAAATTGGGGATGGGACAACTTCAAACTAGGGGACGGGGATGTAGACACCCTCACCAATTGGGCAAAAACAGTATAACAACGAAAAAGCGACTAACTTAAATTGTTAGTCGCTTTTGTTTTAGATTTAGTGGTTAAACGTTAAGCTTAACTCCCATAACTTCTTCGTAGTGATTCTTAAGTTTGATGAAGTTTGATTCTTTAACAGATTCGCGTTTACCACTGTCGTCATTATGTCGCTTTGCCTTACCGGTAGTAGTTCTGTAATATGTCCATCCATTCCAACTAAAAGAAGTTTTGTCATCGTGTCCATAAATAATTTGTGAATCGTAGTACATTGCCGTCTCCTTTGTTTGTGTTTATCCTTAACTATCTATATTCTATACCAACTTTTGATTTTGTCAATAGTTTTATAAAAACTGTAACTTTATGTTCTATATCCATAGAACGCAAATTGCCCCGACTGTGGATTCGGGGCATTAAACAAAGGAGACATTAGCAAACAATTAAGTTTGCACAGTTATTGTACCACACAATATAAATTTGTCAAGTCCTTGCCCACTGTATAGCACGCTGTAAAATCGCTTCGGTATCACTATCCACTTTCTTATGCTCTAACACGAATGAACACAAGTCCAGTATATGCCGTTTCCAATACGTCTCTTTTCTAGTACCACGCCTTGAGATAACATCACTCTGATTCTGTGTAATGTATCCCTTACCGATTAACAGTTGTTCTAATTTCGTGTATTCAAACTCTGACATTTTCAATATTATTTGTTGCCTTTCAATTGTGCTACACAATATTATACCACATCCTTCAATTTTGACAAGGCGAAAATATGTGGTATAATTCTCTCTATAATTATGATAAACCAAATAAAACATCAAAACATCCAGCAATGGACTTTTGGTGTATTATTTTTGTGTGCGATTTGACTGCAAAATATTTTGTGGTATAATACAGTTATGAAAATTACAGGTGAAGCACAAAACATTTTAGTAACAAAAAACGATAGTACAACCGTTGTTGTAAACGATGTGGTGTCAGTTGAGTATTTAGAAGAACTGGCAACCGGTGAAATTGTGGCATATTCCCAACGTGACGAAAGATGGAGGAGCGACATAATGGTAACTTCCACAATCGGCGGGATGGGATGCGCTATAACCGCTTGTGCAATGTTGGGAAGTCAATACAACCCTGGTATAACTCCAAAGTCGCTTAATGCCTATTTGAAAGATAACGGTGGGTACACCTCCGATAATCGGGTATATTGGGCGAAAGTTACCGGATTAGTACCAGAACTGAAGTTTACCAACTACTACAAATGGCAAGACATTAAGGCCAATTTGCCCTTAGTGCTAGAAGAACTGGCAAAACATCCCGTAATCCTTCAGGTTGACTTTAGACCAGGAGGTGAGCTTGATACCCACTTTGTATTAGCGTTATCTAGCGATGGGCAAGACATAGAGATAATTGACCCATGGGACGGCGCAAAAACCAAACTGCTCCAAAGATATGCAAAAGAAGGTTGGAACTTAGAACGGGCGGTTTATGCGATGGTAGTTTATGATTAGAAAAAGACGGTAGAAAAATCTACCGTCTTTTTAGTTATTGTTCTGTTTCTTGCAACGATTCGCCTTCTAATGCTGCAATGAAACTTAAAAAGTGTTCTGACCATCCGTTAACTTCAGCTGTCCACAATCCATCATAGTTAATCCCTCTTGAGTTTGCCGAAACGTCAACGATATAATTTCTCTTTCCAAACGGGTTTGGAGTTTGCTTTCCTGGCAAGTCGCAATCCTGACTATCTGAGAAGATAACGATTCGGTCAGGTTCACATCTTTCCCGTTCTTTGATGTATTCTAAACACTGTCGGGTAAAGATACCCCCGCCGCCTAATCTATCCCTAGAATAATCAATCGCTTCACCCAAAGCAAAACCTCGCCGTGGTTTTAACATTTCTGTTTTGTGAATTCTAGTCGAATCGTTACCGGCTGTAACATAAATCGCAATTCTTTCACACATTGAACTAGCCAACATTGCCATAGACTTTGCAACATCCAACCGGTTAAATTCGCTCTTTTCAGAAATTGCTCTGCACATAGAACCGGAAACATCAACAACAAAAACGGTATACCCTTTCAGTTTTGGAGACTGCTCTAATCCCCTCAACATTAACGTTTCAATTTCTCTCTCATATCTTGGAGCGTATTTAGCCGCTGCCATATAGTTGATCGGTAAAAGCCATTGCGGATTAACCTTGCCAAAATACTCAACAACTAAATTTCTGTCAACCGCTGCTTCTTCAATGTTTCTAAGATTTCTCAAGAAAGCTAGTGCTCCAAGTTTACCCTCTCTCAAAAGTCTTTCCCAAGAGTTGCGCTTATCTTTGCTTTGCGATAATTCAACTTCCCAAGTATCCGGTGTTGCCAACTCACCATTAACTAACCGTCGCCATAAATCCTCTTGTGCTTTGTCTTTCGGTTTGGCATGCACCATAAACAGAACGTCTCTAAGTTTAATCTCATTGTCTCGATTATACTTAGCCAGTTGGTACTCATTGAAATTTCCAAAAGCTGACGCCAGCCCTAGCTTTACCTGCTTGGATAACGGCTGTTTACCGTCCTTCCAATAGATAGCCAAGAAATCGGTTAATTGATCTGCTCTTGTAATAATCTGTGGTAACAGTTCACCAACATACTTCTTGTGTTCTGGAAGTCTAGCCATCACTCTAGCAATAAACAACGGTACGTGCCGCAATTTCTGATTTAGCCTTGCTTCAAGTGCGATTTGATAAACTGATTCTGGTTTAACCTGTGGAATCAGTGCTTCAATGTTGTTTGCATTATCAACACCGGATTCATACGCCAAATCTTCCCAAAGCAAGCAAGACATTACAGCGCGTCTTAAAAGCCCTTCTGCGCTTTGATTAGCGGCATATACACCCATACCACCTGCTAACCGATTTTCAGTATCTTTTCTATAATCCTTCGCTTTCGCGTTAACCTTAACCATTTTCAAGTCTCCTTTTGAAATAAAAAAAAGACGGGTAAAGCACCCCCGTCTTTTGTGTCTATAATGTTAGGCTCGAACTAACAACCTCTAGTTCCCAAAACTAGCGCTCTACCGTTTGAGCTAATCATAGATAATTGGGGAATAATCGCAACGAGTCTTTTTTGGGCGGATACGGGATTTTATTCCCAATACCAGCAATATGTAATAAGTATCTCGTAACTACACCACCAAAATAATTTCACTTGGGGAATAATCGTTCACAGCTATTTTAACGTTCTGCCGTTAAACTACATCGCGGATACCGCAACGATGGGATTTGAACCCATACCTTTTCATCCTGAGTGAAGTAACTGTAAACTACACCACCAAAATTATAAGTGCATATAGGAGAACAAGCGTTTAGAGTTATTTTAGGCGCTTTTCCGATTAAGCTACGCGCAGGATTTGAACCTGATCTCCCCATTAACATTGGAAGTAACTCTAAACTACACCACCTATATTTTCTTAATGTTCATTTAATAAGAGGAATAAGCGACTACAGCCTTTTTTCTTAGCCAGAAGTATCTGTAATCTTCACTACCTCATTGTTTATAATTGTACCACATATCAAAAATTTGTCAAGGGTACTATCTAGCTAACTTCCTCAGTATCCACATAATTATCATCCGCTTTCAAAATACCCTCTAAGATTTTGAATTCAAACGATTTGTGCTTATAGCACTTCATTAGCCCATTCGCTTTTTCTAGTCTCACTACCACGCCCTCTCGAATGTGGGTAGAGTCTAAAGTAGAGTTACCAACAACCAACTTATCGGAATAGCCCATTACAATTGCTTGTAAATCCTCTTGTTCTAAATCTTCTAACAGCCACAAGTCAAGTTGTGGTACAACCTCCAATCCTAATTCGCCGGCGCGCCGTTTAATTTGCGCCCAACTTAAATCTATCTCTTGCCCGTCCTCGTTAACCTGTGTAATACGATATACAAACATCCTGCGCTGTGGTACACCTACTTCATTCCAGCGACAACCGTAACGGTATACCATAACTTCCCCATACTGTTTTTTGATTTCTGGTAACTTGCTGGTACTCTGATGATTCATAATCGGTTTACCGTTGCTATCAAAACCGACAATCTCAGCATAGATAACCTCGCCCTTCTTAAGCAGTCCCCTTAAAGGTTCGGCGGTTTCTAATCTGTAATACTCAGAACTTTCCGGTTTCATAGTAGAATCAACAATTCTATTTCTACTACCAACAACAAACTCATAATTCTTTGTAACCGTTGGATACTTTGGAAGTGGTAACAGATTATACAGCTTTTGCCACCATTTCAACTGTTGTTGTCTTTCAACCTGTACAAAACCGATTCTCGTGGAAGTCCCATGCGTTTTTTCCGTAATAATAACCAAGTCGCCAGATTCAACTTTGTCTAAGTTGTATTGTAGCTGCTCAGTATCAAAGTGACGTGGTAGGTTATAATCGGCTTGTGTCCGCTTTGCCTTACCGGAATTGCCGCTATTGCGCTTCATTGCTCTAAGCGTAGCCGGGGTATAATACTTCTGACAAATATTATGTCCATTCAATTCATCAAATTCAGTACCCAATTCAAGTTTACTGAGATCATAACCGGTGTATTCAAAATCAGACAATGAGCAGTAAAATCCTTCGCTTCTTTCGCCCCTGATCTTCTCAGCGGTTACACGGCCATTATCCGAGAAATAACCGGTCTTGGCTGTATCCTTGTTTAGTTCACTATGTCTATACAGGTTGTGTGTACTCAAGAATTCATTCGACAACTGACCATCGCAGGGAAAGAAAACGCCAATGTCCCCGTCTTTCACATCGTTGCCAACAACAACTTGAATACCCTGCACATAACCAAGTTGTAATCTATCCGCATTCGGATGAGGCTTTATACTAAGTTTAACTACCTTTGCATTATACATTGTTAATTCTCCTTCTGTAAGTTTTTAATTTCATCATAAATCATAAGCAGGTCTTCAACTGCGATTAAACCTTCTATAAGAACAATGCCGTCTTGATATACAGCAAGATTCTTTAAGTTATACCTCTCTCTGATATTTTGAATGTCTTGTTCTTTCATTTTTCACCTTCCAGTTTAATAATATCCGGCTCATTGCTGAATTCGATGCAATACCAGCTATCATTGTTGTATTGCGCTGTATCGTAACCCAGGTCAACACACTGTTTAATCATTCTGTCGGTTTCTTCTGTCGCCTTCTCAGCACAGAAAATTATACCAAATACTGAGAATAACGCAAGCAACAAAGATATGAAAAACTTAAACAGACTTTCGTGCTCTATTGCTGCTTTTAACGATAAAAACATAAACGTTGCACATAACGGAATCAACACTCCAAGAATTATCATAAACGTTGTATCTACCATCATAGCCACCCCGCATAATTTAGCGCATAAATCAGTACAACCGCTGCTATAAGCGCAATGATTGTTTCAATAATAATATGAATTGTTTCCTTGTCTAGCAACGATTTAACTGCAAATAACAACGAAACAACTAACACGGCAGAGAAGATCATAATTATCAGGTAACAAAACGTTTCCATTAGAATTCCTCTACATTTCCGCACTTTGTGCAAACGGCAAACGCCCTATATGAAGCAGGTGTCACAAAACCCTCATAATACATTCTGCTACCGCATTTTGGACAGGGCATACTTTCTGCAATCTCTGAATCAAGCGTTGCCCATCCGCTGTCCATTGTAACCGGTTTATAACCGTCAAGCCCGTAAGCCTCTGTATCAAACATTTCAACTCTCCTTTAATCTCTACTATATTTATGATTTGCTTCGTAGTCTGCAAGCAAATCGTCATCATTTTCATACCACGGCAACACGGTAACAAGCTCGCCACGCGACCGATCATACACCACATACAACTTTACATTTCCGTTATCAGTTGGAACTTTAATTTTAGTCTGTGGATTGTCGCAACTTTCAACCGGTAAGTAAACCTTATGTAATGCCCTGGTATTAGACTGCTTCACCATCATTTCAGACTGTCCAGATTTAATCAGGTCAAGGATAGCAAAGTATACCTTGCTATTGCAAAATATACCATAGCGGTCTTTGATGGCCCATTTTGTATGCCACCGCTGCGATTGTGTTTTAGTCATTTGTTTCTTGCTCATTGTTAGCTCCTATATTTTTCTAGTATTGCTTCAATGTCTGAAACCAACTGATTAACCGCTTTTGGCTTTTCAATAACATTAGACAGACTTCCATAATGTTGCTCTAAGCAATTCAAAAGCAGCTCTTTAATCGCTGCTTCATCCGGCTTGTATTTCAGTTTACTAGAATTATACAGCGGCTCTAATGCCATTTCCTTATCACTAAACCATTGTCTAACTTTTTCTTCTGTCCATTCGCCGTTCCTAATAGCTCTAAGCATATCACAATTACGGCGCAAGTCAATAGTACTTTCGGTTAAAATCTGCTCTACTTCTAATACCAGTCTAACGGTATGATACGCAAACTTTAGATCATAGCCATACTTCAAAACAGATTCATACCGCTTCGATTCTTCTGTCTTTCCGCTCATTTTTGAAAGTTGGCTGTATGCATATCCTCTAAACTTATGCCAGCTTCCCTTATGCAAGAACATATCCCGGCTATCTCTAACCATCTGTCCGATTGTAGTTATATGCAAAACACAATCATTAGGAGTATACAGACTGTCTATCATATTAGGATTGTTTTCCATAACCAATTGAAAGAACTTTACAATGGAGTAAATGGTTAAATCATATTCTTGACCTTTACCGGCTCTTGCGTCATTATCCATAATATGATGCTCTTGATACTGTTCAAAGCGGTTTATCTGTCTACCGAATCCGATAATCTCACCTCTTAGGTGTGGAAAAACATCGTCTTTTGGTGATATACAGAATCCGTATACATCCAAATCAGAGTTATCTTGAGATACACCATAAGCGATACTCCCCATCATTGTTTCATAATGGATATTATCCGGCAACCATTTAGGGGGTTTTGCCAGTCCTTTTTGTGTTAGTTTGTATGTGATACTAGCCATTGTTTAGCCTCTTCTAAAGTATTGATTTTACCATCCAGCTGCAATTCAAAAGCAGCATTAAGAATCTCTCCAAATTGCTTTCCCGGTTTCATTCCAATTTCAATAAGGTGTCTACCCATCAAAATCGGCTGAGGCTTCTCATCCCTAACATTCAATTCAGAAGCCATCTTACCCATCTTTTCGATCTTCTCAAATGACTTTGACTTACGGTTTACATTATTTGTAATTCTACCTTTTGTATCTGCTTCCATAAGCAGCATCAAAAGTGACAATGGCACTTCAAGGTTGTTAGACAGTCTCCTAACTCCGCTGCTCGTCGTTGCATAACTCATGTGGTGTTTCACCATAGAGCATACAGCTTTTACAATATGTTTAGGAGCGTCAATAGACTCTAAAAACCGTTGTGCAATTTCTTCACCTTCTCTTGCGTGTTGATGCGCTGACAGAACTTCTTTATCTGTCGTATTGGGTTTACCAACATCGTGTAATAATGCCGCTAAAACTAAAATCAAACGATGTTCGCTATTAAGATGTTCTCTCTCTGCAATTTGTGAAGCGTTGTCAACAACAAGTTTTGTATGTTGCCACACACTACCTTCCGCGTGGTATTCTTTCGATTGTTCACAACCAACTAATGCAAACAATTCCGGGAACTTCTTTAACCATCCCGACCTGAACAAAAAAACTAACCCTTTCGATGGTTTAACGCTTTTAACCGCCCACTTCTCAAACTCTACCCACAATCGTTCCTTTGCCAGTTCTTCAAATTCTGGTAAAAGCGAACGCGACAAATCACAGGTTTCTTTATCGGCTGTAAGGTTAAACCGTCCACAGAATTGCATACCACGCAATACCCTAAGAGGATCATCCGCAAAGTGTTCTGAGGTATGCCGTAATCTGCGATTAACAATGTCACCGATACCAGAATGCAAATCAACAATTTCACATTCTGGCAATTTCATCATAAGTGCATTAAAGGTAAAGTCCCTTCTAAGACTAGCCTCAAGGGGTGTCAACTTTGAATCGCTCTTTACAACAAATCCTTTATGTCCTTTCCCATCTTTGCTTTCAGTTCTAGGAAGCGATACATCCAAATCAATACCATTGACTTTTAACTTCAATACTCCGAAGCTCTTTCCAACCGCGTCTACTTCACCGAATACCGATAAAAACTCTATGAGCGATTCCACAGAATCAGGCCCAAAGACTTCTAAATCTAAATCTTTAGACTGCGCTTCTAGTACCGTATCGCGCACAAAACCGCCAACTGCAAAAACATCCCATCCCATCTTTTCTGCTTCTGTCGCTATCATTTTAGCTACTTCTATGTGTGTCATTTGTCTTCTCCTTTATCTCAGAACTGCTCTTATTCTACTCTAAAACCGCTTTGTTGTCAATACCCAAATGTACCTTTAGTGTACCTTTTTCCCTGAGAATGTACCTTTTTCCTACATCGGATGTACCTTTTACCCACTTTTTATGGCGATTGTCAACCAAAAACACCCTGAAAATAGGGTAGAATTCCCCACTTTTTACCCAAAAATGTACGAAAGGTACATAAAGATGTACCTTTTACAATAAAAGGTACATCCTCATTTTGGAAAAACTCCCCACTTTACCCTGTTTTTTGATATAAAATCCCCACTTTACCCTATAAAATACCCTATAATATAGTATCTATTCCCCACTAGTGTACTAAATGTATTAAATGTACCTTTTATAGTCAAGAGTTTTTCATTTTTTTATATAAAAATGATTAGTAACATGGGCGAAAAAACCTACATTTCCTACATTAGGTACATCCAACGAAAAAGCCGATAGAGCATCTATCGGCTTTTTGACATCTTCTGTCAGTTGTAGTATAATACCAGCTATTATAATTATGGTTCACCAAAAAAAATCACTACATCCAGGAATGGAATGATGGTGATTTTTTTATAGTTCTATGTCATACTCCCCAGGTTCTATTATTGGTTTCCAGTCTTTTACTTCTATCGGTCTTATACCGTATGCTTTACCGCGTTTGCAGGCTTCCCACATTGCCGTTATAATTCCACCTGGTTTAATGCCAACTGTAACCGCGATTGCCAACAAATCCCCATCAAACAATGGATACTTTTCTTTTGTGTTATCATTTAATAGATATAATGATCCTTTAGTTCCTTTTATGGTAAGAGTTGCGTAGAATGGTATTAAATAATCATAATAATATTTTCGCCTTTCCCAACTATACTCACATCTAACCATTCTTCCGTTACTGTCAAACAGAACTTTTCCATCCCAATTCATTCTGCTATATACCTCTTTTCAACCATCACGGCCAGTTCGATTTCGATACCGTATCCAACTGTATTCCATCGTTTTGCTGTTTCGTAGTCAACTTCTGCAATGATGTTGTTGCGCTTCATCCAAGAGGATGTTGAACTATGACCACTACAATCAACAACAAGAAACAGTTCCCATTCCTCAGTTCCAACCGGTCTTAAATAGTATTCATTGCCAAGTTCATTACAGCTTTCCATAGCAATAAAGCCATCATACCGACTTAAGTCACTAGGAACGGTATAGGCTGTATGTCCCTGTTGTCTAACCGCTATGGTACGCTCCATAACGCCTGGAGCATACTGAGACGCTATACCGATCATAAGAAGAACTAAGACATTAACCATTTAACATTTCCTCAGATAGCAGAACGAAGTCTTCTTTCATCCATGGCACAACAACAACCTTTTTTCCATATAGCTCTTTCATATCGCAAAGGTTGCAATTTATTGTCATAGGATAATTTACAAGCTCATTGAATATTTTATAGTATTGTTCGCGACCTATGAGGATATATTTTGTTCTTTGAAATGTCGCTCTTGTAATCGCCGTATCTTGTGCAAATAGAGCAGTTAAAAAGTCTTTACACCTGAATTCTGTGATTGTTGTTCTTTCCCCTTCGTAATACTGCTTTCCGTATTTTTTAACAATAAACATAATAACACGATATAGCCACTTTGGAAGTTTCCTCTGTTTGAATTCATACACATCATTAACTTTTGCCGGCTGTGTTTCCGGTACATTTAACACAAAACGCATTCTATCCATTTGTGTGTCTCCTTTGAAAGAAAGAAAATAATTCACCACTGGCAATTGCTTGCTTGGATGGTGAATTGATTTTACTATAATTATAACTTACATTATACCACAGACTTTTTTCGTGTCAAGTCGTTAGAAGATTTTGATAAAGCATATTCTAAAATGTCTATATCGTTAGCTGAAGCGCAATTACTGACAACGATAAAAACATCGGCTAGTTCTAACGGGTCAATGTAACCGTGCTCATAATAAGCTGAGATTAGCTCATTAACTTCTTCTTGGAGCTTGTCAAAGAATTTGAAGTTGAGAGTTGATAGTGGAATAGAGGGGATAACTCCCCTCTTTTTTGTGTTTTGCCAGATCGTTTTTTGCCAGTCTTCCATTAACGTCTACCTAAGTGCATGGGCATCATAATATGCTTTAGTGTACTGTCGCCTGGTAGATATATACCGATAGGAGCCGTTGCCGTATTTAGCTTGATTACGACCTTATCACCGACTAATGATAAACCATCCAATAAATATGTTCCATTTACTGCGAATTCTGCAATGTCTTTGCCGTTAAGTTGGAATTTTTCAATGGGTGTAGTATCTTCGCCAGTTTCGTTAGATTCTCCTGAGATTGTGATAATGTTGTTTTCAATTTTGAAATGGATGATGTTGGCAACGTCACGCGCAAAGATTAGAGAAGATTTGACGGCACGTGTCAATAATGTTTTTTCAATTTCAATTTCAGTTTCCCAAGATTGCGGAATGAGGCGGGCAACGTCTGGAAAGTTACCTGAAATAAGTTGTGAGATAAACTTGAAATCTTCGGTATAAAATGCAATTGAGTTTTGATTGATTGCCATTTTTGCTTTTCCGTTTTTCAATACTGACAACAGAATTTGCGCTGCTTCTTTTGGGATAATGACTTCAAAGTCAGGTAAACCAAAAAGCAGTTCTGTATAGGTCGCTCTAAAACTATCGGCGCTAGTGATAATAAGTTTTCCGTTTGTTGACTTTATCAGGATTCCATTTAAGACCGATTTTGACTTATCCTCAGACGTGCTAACTAAACATTTTTGCAGTGAATATGAAATTGTTTCGGCGTCAATATCTACAATATTGTGCGCTTGAATGTCTGTTAGCGGGAATTCGGCAACGTCCATTGTTTTGATAGTAGTTTTTCCAGGCTTGCGGTTTACGATGATCTTACCGTCTTCTTGTTTAATCTCAATTTCAGGAGCAGAGATTACAGACAGAAGTTCATTTAACGTTTTTGCTGGTACACAGAAGTTATATTCTTCTGTTGCGTTTAGATATAGCGTTAATGATTTTTCAATGTCGGTAGCCGTCAATTCAAGACGGCCATTCCGAGACTGAAAAGCAATGTTTTGCAAGATCGGCATTGAAGTTCTTGCTGGTACAATTCGGTAAAGTGTGCTAATTGCGCTCTTTAGTTTTTCTGTTTCAATCATTTAGTTTGTCTCCTCAGTTAATTTTAATAGGTCAAAGAGAGTTGGCGCGAGTCGCTTCTGTTCGGCTTCGTTACAGTAGACAACACCATCATTGTAGTAGTCTGCATTCAGTTCACAACCGACTCCAATTCTGCCAAGTTGGATAGAGAGATAGGGAACGGTAAACAAACCGGCAAATGGGTCATAGACCGTATCGTTAAAGTTGCTATACAGTATAATCGAACGGCGCACGATGTCAAGCGGTAGGGGACAGACGTGATTCGTTACGCGCCGTCTTGTTTGATTTGAATTAAGACATTGCATAAATACCACATCATCCCAAACCATATCGTTGTGCGATACTGGCGGCTCTTGTAAGTATGATGCGCTTAGATTGCCCTTGAAGTCTAGCGCTTCCATTCTATCGGCGTGGGCGTCGTAATCATACCATTCTTTCGGGATTAGGATGTTACCGTTCGATTGCCAAAAAGAATGGGCGTCAATTTGCCACTTTGCCCGGCTGTAAAATAATAGGTATTGTCCACATTCTGGACACTGATATTTTGTGTAGAGTTTTTCACCCTCGGCAAACTCAAAGTCTTTTTCGAGACTCGCGCCCTTATAGCCACAGTTGCCACATTCAAAGGTCTTTTCGCCCTGATTATACTTGATTTTGATAATACGATCATCCGCATATTGTTGGGATTTATCGGTATTAGGTTTACGGAAAGTCAATAGATATTCTGGTAAACCGCTGCCCATCTTGGAGGCGTCTTTACTCATTTCAGAATATCCGAGACGGTATGTTGAGTTATTTTCTCTTACCACGTCGGTTACAATTGTCCTTCTACCCTCGTATACCCAACCGTGCTTGATAAAGTGCATTACCGTTTCGTCGGAGAATGGGAAGGTAGAGGTTAAGCCGTGGTCAACCTGGTATGAATAGAGAATGCGGTCTTTCACGTGTATAACGGCTTTTCTACCTGGTTTTAATACTCGCAACAGTTCAGGAGTTAGGTAGTCCATTTGTTGCCAAAAACCAGAGGTTAACGGCTCTCTAAAATCGTTGTCATTAAAAGAAAAGTCATTAACTACTGTGGTGTATTCATAATGGTTATCAAATGGAATTGACGTTACGATTAGGTCAACTGAATTTTCTGGCATATTGCGAGTTTCTAATGTGTTGTCATTATTATATGCTTTATACAATGTAGAGGTCCTTTCGCGGCGTGGTACGCCTAATGTTTTTTGCATACTGTCTTCTAATGCTTTTTTTGACAGTCCGTATTCTTGCACAATCCCCTGCATCTTTTTGGTTAGTTTGTTGTGCTTTTCCCATTTCTCTTTAAGAACGGATACAATCCCGTCTTCCGACTCTGAGTAAATGATGTGAAGGTCTACCGGATGCGATTGCATAAACCGATGTGTTCTGTGTACAGATTGAATAAAATCTTTGAACTTGTAAGAGACTCCTAAGAATATGTTGACGTGACTCCAATGTTGGAAATTACAACCTGACCCGGCAATAACCGGCTTTGTTGCCAGTATTCGGTATTTTCCATCCTGGAAGTCAACAATAGATTGTTCTCTCTTTTCCAAGTCCTGTGAACCGTATACTGTTTTTAGGTCGTATCCTCTTAAGGTGTGTTCAATCTCTTGACGCTCATATTCATAATCGTGCCATAAGAGAATGCCGTTATGGTTTCCGGTTTCAGGGTAGCTGTCTACAATTTCTTTCGCTTTTGCCATTCGGTCTAGCATTGTGCGATGTTTGTCTTTATGCATATCGTTGACAGAACCGGAAGCCATAGAGAGCATTTTATACTGGCCGTGATTATCGGCTTCACTCCAAACTTGGGTATGATCTACCGGTAGTCTATGCCAATATACATTCAGTTCTGGTAACTCATAGCCAACATCGGAGTAACCTAAATCGCTAGGCTTATATAGGAATAACGCCCAAGTTGACACCCATAGCCAGAATTCTTCTTCATACTGTGGTAACAACTGTAAGTTACCGGCTTTGTTTACATCACGCCCGAAAAATCTGGTAAGTGCTTCTCCGTTAGTCATAACTCCAAGAATGTTTGCATAGTAGATTAGTTGCCGGTATTCATTGGGAGCAGGAGTAGCGGTACAAATGTATTTGTATGGAATGTTTTGTAATAGTTCTTCAAATTGCGCATAAGTTTTAGTACCCAAGTTCCCAATGATTGAGGCTTCATCCAACGATACTAAACAGAAGTTATGCTTATCTGGGATGATGTCCCCGTCTCTTACCCGTTCATAGTTGGTTATGATGTAAGGGGACGTAGCCTCCTCTATTTCACTGTCAGTTGTGCAGTACTGATAATGTACTCCAATGTCGGCAGGATAAGCCCGGTTCGGTTCACCGGTTGAAGGATGGGTAAATTCCTGTCTAACGCCCAATGGGCAGATGGTAAGGGTTTTTTGACCGGTCTTTTCGTGTGCAATTTTAGCTAGGCTAGCTTGGATGATCGTTTTGCCTAATCCAAAACTCAAGGCTAATAACGCCCGTCCACACCTTAATGCAAAGCGCAAAGAATCTTTTTGATGTTGTTTGAGAATGTTCGGTATTTCTACCGTATCGGGATTTATTCCAACGTCTTTTTGAACTTTGACCTTTCTTCTTAAGAATTCATCGTATGATAATTTTTCCAAGTTTATGCTCCTTTGTTGTGTATAAAAACCACCCGTTAATGGGTAACGGGTAGTATATCATAAATCAGTGTTTTGTCAAAACGCCGATGGGCAATACTCCATTACAATCTCTTTCATCATTTCGGCAAGTTCTCTAATTTCCGCTTGTGCAGATTTGTTGCAACGTAAGTTAAAGAAGTTCTGTAATGATCTAAGGTTCATGGTCATTACAAGATTTGTAGTTGTTGCCAGTGGTAGAATCATTCTGGCGTCCTCTTTGGGCATGCCAAGTCTAATCAACTGTGTATAAGCGTAATCTGAATTGTGTAAGACGGTATCGTATAAATGTTTTGCTTCCACACCATCAAATACGGTTTCAGGTGTTACAAAGTCCATAATGCTTGTTTGTTCGACATACCTTTGACTGAGAACTGAGAATGAAGCAATTCGATGGCGCGTTAGTTGTGCAAGACAAGCCCTAGATATACCGATAATTTCAAAGGTAAATGAGACGTGTTCTAAAATGCTGGTATGTCCTTGCTTTACCCGTTTACTGATAAAATGCTCAGTATTGCTTCCGGTTTTATCAGTTGTGTTTGTGCAAGTTCTACCGGCATATTCTATCAGCTGCTCTTGTGTCAATACTTCCGGTATGATCGGCTGTGTTATTGCAATTAGTCTAACTCTCATTGTCTTGCTCATTTTTTACATATTCAATTCTGTCTTCTATTGCGCTGATAACTTCATCAAAAGCATCTAATGCATCAAATACGGCTTCTTTTTCAACAACTATTTCAAGAGCGTTTTTAAGTCCTAATTCTTTACCGTATGCTTTTCCTTCCTCGTAACCATCATCAAAAGCGCTTTCTGATTCTTCTGTTAATTCTTCATAACCTTCGTTGTATACAGACTGAAGAATGTTTTCAAATTGTTGACACAGTTCTTTAGCTTTTGCAAATTCTGGATAGTGCAAACTGTCACAGATAATTTTTAGAATGTCTTCATAATCCATTCTTATACCCTCGCTAAAGTTACTTCTTCATTTTGATCTTGATACTTGCGCCCATCGTATGTAATCGAAGTTTCTTCACCTTCAAAGAACAGCGCTTGACAAATTCCTTCATTCGCATAAATCATAGCATCGGCGTCTGAGGCATTGCTAATTTCTATGGTAAGGTGTCCTCTCCAACCAGCCTCACCGGGCGTCATATTCACAATGATACCACAGCGGGCATAAGTTGACTTACCGATAAACAAAACTTCGATGTTGTTGGGAATTTTAATCCGTTCTAAGGATACTCCTAAGCCGTAGGTATGATGGGGAAGGATAAAGTATTCACCATAACCGTCAAAGTTAATATCAGCATTGTATAGAAACTTAGGATGAAATGATTTTGGGTTTAATAGTTGTCCGGGAACGTGTTTGAATACCTTGAATTCTTTCTTAGATAGCCGGATGTCGTAACCGAATCCACCCAGTCCATAAGAAACCATAGGTATATCATAGATACTTCCCTTTCCATCTGACCTTACCTGATTCTCAACAAACGGTGTAATCATACCGTTCTTAGCCTGCTCAATAATCCATTGCGCGTTCTTAATCATTTGTTTTCAATTCTCCTTTATACGTTTTGTTGTACCATTCAATCATAAGCTCAAACTCCTGTGGTGTTACTATGATTGACTTTGAAAAAGACCTATCGTAATTACACCTTAGAATTATGTGAATGACAGAATCGGCGATAGGTGCTGTAGTGATTATACCACAGCCTGATTATTCTTCAACAAAGTACAGTTCTGATTTGCTGCGAGTAAAGGCAACGTATTTAATGTTTAGCTCTTGTTGTAATGCTTCAGGATTGCCGGATTTTAACGCCATCGGATGTGGCATAAGTTCAGGATGTAGAATGAATACCCGTTCGGCTTCTGCCCCTTTCGACTTGTGTATACTACTAAACACAACACCCTGTTGACTATCGCTAAATACGTTGTCAATACGTTCCTTCAATTCTGAAATGGTGTTACAACCGTCCGATAAGGCGAATACGGTTTCTACGGAATCTTGAAGGTGTTGCGCCTTAGCTTCTTTATTCTGTGCTAAAAGTTTCCCGGTTTCTTCTTGCAGATATTCGGAAAGGGCATAACTAAGTTGCGCCAAATTTCCGATACTGTTTCTCTTTTCTGTTTTTTCGATAAGGTCAATCAAGCCCTTGCCAATATCCCGACCAAGAATAACCGCTTTAATACCGTTTCTAATCAGTTCAAAAGCCGGTGAAACTAAGGGGGCATTTGTACGACAAATAACCAAGTTGCCAACCTTAACTTTACTGAGAAGGTCACGTTCTTTAATCGTTTCAATAATTCCCTCTTTTGCTGTTTCGCTTGCTTCGATCTGAGGAACTAGATTCTGGGCAAGTTCAATGTGCAGTTTTGGACAACGATATGAAATTGAGAGGGGAAGTGTTACCGCGTTCAATTTTTCGGTAAGATAAGGAATAGCGTTAGTGTCTGCTCCTCTGAACATATAGATACTTTGTTTCCTGTCCCCAACTGCCACTACCCGGCTATTTTCGTGAATAGAGCGTAAAACCATTTCGGTTTGTGAGGCGTTCAAATCTTGCGATTCATCCACAAAAAGCCAATCGAATTTCTGGCATTCAACTTTACCGATTGCACAGAAATAAATCATATCATCGTAATCTATACGCCAGGTTTCAGAGTTGCTTTTCTCAAAAGCAATCTTTACCATTTGATAGATTTGTTGCCAGTCTCCATTTACTTCGATGTTGTAATTATCGGCAATCCAAGTTAAGTTGTCGTTTGTCGGCTCTAACAGCGTTGCTTTCAACATAGAGATAAGCCGGATAACCGCGCTCATATTAGTTTCAATGATGTTCTGAAAGTAGGGCGTCATATTTTCAAGTTCATCCTGAATAATCCAACGAACTTTACCGGCATCTACTTTAACTTTCGAGTATACCTTGCGGATGTTGGAAAAACCGAGAGAATGTAAAGTTGATACGTGAACGTGTTTAGGGGCGCGCTCTTTCAGTTCATCCGCTATCTTTTTGTTGAAAGCTAAGAAAGCAACTTCTGAATCTTTCGGAGTGAATTCAAGCGCCTTAATGATCGTGGTTGACTTACCAGAACCGGCTACGGCTTCAACTACCGCATTGCCCGTTCCGTTCTGTACAAAGTCAAAGATTGCCTGTTGATACCGGCTAGGAGTAAAAGCTTTTTCAACTTTGGGAGTTTCCAAAATTTCTTCAAGAAGTTCTTCTACATCGCTTTCAACAACTGGTAATGAGTTCATAGTGTGTTTACATCGCGGGTAATTTGAACAACCGTAGAACCGGCCATACTTACCTTTTCGCTCTACCATAATCCCATCGCATTTTGGGCAATTCGTTGACATTGTAACATCTCCTTTGTTTATAAGATGTATTCATTATACAGTAAAAGACGTATTTTGTCAATAAGGAAAAGTCGGTGAACTTTAACTTTCACCGACTTGTTGTTTGTACTGTTTCTTATTTCTCCTTAGTCCTCATAACTCCCCACATAAGTTCCTGGGGATTGTCAAAATTGTAAATATGGAATACCGTTCCGCCGATCCTGGAAAGTCTAACCGCATCTTCTCTGTTAACCGTCCAGGTGACGTTGTATCCCTGTTCTTTTGCTGCGATCATTACAGCGGTTAGGGAATGATACGTGATATTCTTTGCATAAGTCGGTTTAACCGTTTGGTTATTTACCACTAATAAAAGTTCTGTGGACATTACACCACGACTTCGGCGGATGATAACTTGGTACTGTTTACCTTCGCTACCAGGTACTAATACCGATTTAACCTTGCCATCGGTATCATACTGGCTCACTTTTGCAAAGTTAATAGCGGCCTTTGCTTTCTCTACTCTATCGGGCAAGTTTGTTTTATTGCACATAGTTAAATCTCCTTTGTCGCTTGTCTCTACCTCTTATTATAGTCAAAATGCGTATTCTGTCAATAGGCAAAATACGCATTTTATAATTTTGGTAAGTCTTATCTTCTTTATTCGATGGTGTCTAATATCCGCTTTGCCGTCTCTTCTAGGTTCTGTGCAATCTCATAATGAGCAATGTCGTTATAGTCTAACACCTTGAGAATTGAACCGGTAGCTAATTGTGGATTGTCGAAAATACCGATCATAGCCTTTAGGGCGACTTCACAGAATGCGGATAGATTGCCGCCGCCTCTACCCGGTTTAATACCGTAGCGTTCTAATAACTCTACCGTCTCAGTAGAGAGGGACAGGGTAAATGATTTTAATTCGGTTTCTTCACGTCTTAAACTGTCAACTTTAGGATTAGTCATTTTTTACCTCTAAATTTTAATATAAGTTCTGGATTCTCATAAATGTTGCCGATTACGCTACACTGTCTATATGCCAAATATAGTTCTATACTGTTGTTTACATCAAAGCATCCTTCGTTAAACGCTACCATGCCTTTTGATGTGTATCCATCGTCTTCACTTTCGTATTCTACAATATCCCCTTCGTATATCTCTTTTCCTGTTGAGTCTTTTAGGCCGGTGTATTGCATAAGTTCAAATCTGTTTTGTTGTGTGTTAACGTCAAAATCATAAAAGTTATACGTTTCACCGCCGCCTAACATATATGATTCCTCAACAAGAATTCTACCACAATCGCTATCATAAAAACCAACACTGGGTATCATTTTCTTTTCTTTTCTATCATACGCTCTAAACTTAATTTCACGCATATTTCAATTTCTCCATTCAATTATGTCTGTCAGTTTTGGAAAGTCAAAGTCTGGACTTTCATAAGTGTATTTTTCCTTCAATCCTTCAAGGGCTTTTTGTGCATTGTCGTATTGTTTCACTTCGTTTTTGTGTGTGCGTAAATGGGCATTATATGCTCGCTCATTTTGCAATTCTTTTCCACACCAACAATGTAGAGCTTTTTTGACTTCTACCGGTTTCATAGGCTTTGTATCTTGTAAGGTTATGCCAAGGCTTTCTTCAAGCATTCTTTTTCTAGCCTGGTCATCTTGCCATTCTTTTTTGCGCCCAATCCAATAGATCATTCGCATATCAAATTGACCGATGGAACTTCCTAACTCAATTACTCCTGTATATACATCTGAAACAGCAACTAATACTAATGGCAATACTAGCCATTCTGCCAATACTTGTTGCCAACTGGTAAAGTTGTTAGGACGGGTAGAAGCTGCAATGAACATTGCCAGTGTAGTTGATAGCCAACTTACAATTAACCCTGTCCAATCCCAACCGGTAACATTATCCCAATCTGCACGAAATCTTGTATTGTGTTTTATGTATCTACTGAAAATAAAAGTTGTATTACTAACACTGCCAACCTCGCCACCGAACGCCATAAAAATTGCACTGATAATACTAACCCATATTCTATAATTGTCAGGTAAACTTTCAAACTGTGCAAATACCAATGCTTCAATACTCATTAGAAAAAGGCCAATCGCACTGGCAATTACTGGAATTAAAATTGCAACTGTTTGAAAGTCCCACAACTTAGGCTTAGGTAGCCAGAATTCTTCTTTGTCCATAATCTCTCCGTTTTACAGGTATCAATATACCACCCACGTCTTTTCACGCCTAGACACCTTCTAAAATGACTGCGTAATACTCATTGTCATTTGTACCACGGTTTTGCAATATTTTTATACCATACTGGTAGTGTGTCTACCGCTGTAAACCACTATATATAGTGGTATTCAAGCTATATTGCGCTATCATCGGTTTATGAAATGTTGTGTGTGATACCACTAGATATAGTGTTGATACCGTCTATATACACTATATCTAGTGGTGTTGACTACTGACCTTGTGAGAAGCACTTTACCACTTCTGTTAGTGGCATCGAAAGGATACTTGCAATTTCTGTTAGCGATTTTCCTTCTGACTGCAATTCAATCGCCTTTGCTTTATTCTCTTCTGCTAACAAAAACTGCTCTTCTGCTTCGGCTTGCTTTTGTTCTTTGAGCGCATATAACCACGCAAGTCTTTGATCTTGTGTCAAAGTTCCTTGCACAATAGACATTTCAAAATCGTCTGGAGTTTCATCTTTTGTTGGTTTGCGATTTCCAATAGGATTTGCAATGTATCTTTCAATGCTATCCCACAGCGATCTTTCAAAGTTTTCTTGTGTGCTAATCGGAGTGATTTTTGTCGGTAAAAGTTGAATTGTACGCAACCCTCTATCGGTCATCATATTCTTTTCGATGTTCTTTAGAACAAGCGCAATCGGAGTTGAACTTGCAGGATTGCGTCGTAACCACAAACGCAAATTGCACACACTATCTACCGCTTTGGATACAGCAGGGATTTCTTTACCGGTAGCAGCATTGTTCAAATATTGATTTTTAAGGTGTGAAATCAAAATAACCAGAGGCACTTTAGTTTGCAGTCTGTGGATAAGTTCTGCCTCATAATTTCGTGCTTCCTTGTATTCTTCACCGGCTTTAATTTTTCCCATAGCGGCCCAACTGTCTCTAAAAAGGCTGTTGTGAGTTTGAACATAGTTTGCACAAGTCTCTGCAAAACCTGTCCACGTATCCCAAACCAAAACGTCATATTTATTTGCTTCAATACTGTCTATAATCTCAAGTCCTTTTTCGTGTCTTTCAATCGGCTTTAATCGTTTGTCACCGATAAAGTCAATGTACTTTCCAAATTCAATACCATCTTCAATAATTCTTTGAACGGTAGAGCGGCCCTTTTGATCATCGTCAATAAACAGTGTTCTTTCTGGATTGCCCGCTTCCAAAGCAAAGCGGGTTTTTCCGACACCATGCTCTCCCGTTATCAATACAACACCTGTAAGTAAAGTCATTCTGTTTTGTCTCCTTTATATCTACTTATAACTATATCTGGATTACAATTACAAAAACCTCCGGTGTATACATCACACCAATCATCGTGAAAAATGTCATACATACTTAATCCAACATCGCATTTTATCTTACCAGTTTTTATCATATTTAACATCTTATTTTTGTAATTATGCTCAGTTGTTGAAGGATTTTTATAAGCAGTCATTATTCTTCATTCTCCTTTTGAACTGTAAAATTTCCATTACTAATAAAAATGTATTCACCATCGGCTAAACCGACATACTCTCTAGCGTTGCCAATTAAACCTTTACCGATTCCTTTACAGTGGTTAGCTGTTTCCAACGATGTCGCATAAACCAACAACTCTAATAACGTTGGGTGTCTGGGAACTCCTAAGCACTGTTTGGCATAATTATACAACGAATTCACTTTGCCGACTCCCCACCCTGGAATTGATACCATAGACAGACGTGCGTCTTGTACCGGTATCATAAGTTGTAACGGGTCATCTAATTCAGGTAAATCAGGGGGATAATAAACCGTGGGTACTATCCATTGAACGTTTTTCCGCTTGTATTTCAACAGTTGTGACTCTTGCAATTTTACCCATTCTAAAATATCGTTGTCAGTTGGTACGAATTCGACAAGAGCGCCCTTGTATTTGATTGCTGAGATTGCGCCCTGAAAACTACTCCAAGTCCATTCGGTTTTGTTGCCATTTAAGGTAAGCAAGTCGTTTCGTTTGTCGAAAATACCGGTTACTAGAATGATGCGCTGGTATTGTTTTTGTGATACCTGTGTCATTCTGGCAATGGCTTCATTCAATCTACTACCCATAGAGGCCACAAAGTCAAGGCCAGACTTCCTTTGTACCAATATCGCGCCTGCAAATAGCCACTTGTGAATAACCGATTCTTGATTATTCATAAGTTCAATAACGTCCGGTAACGGCAATTCCAGTTCCTTAGAAATGTCCATTAGATTCTTACCGGCTTCTTGAAGTGCAATCGCCTTTTCATAATTTCCCAATTCAGGGACAATCATAAAATCGGCACCGGTAATTTTCTCCAAGTTATTGAACGGTTTCCCATAATCCACTACCGATTGTGGTAGATTTGACGTTTCCCTAGATTCTGAAATGTCGTAATAGATCATAATCACTCCAATAATTCTGGATTCTCATAGATGTTGCCAACAACAATAGAAAATTCGTTATAATAATGTAATTCACATTTATGGACGTTTAACCAAAAACAACCGTTTCTAAATTCAACAAACGATGTCAACTCAAATCCATAGTCGTAAATATCATTATGGTAATTTGAAGTTATAATGTCGCCCTCGTATATTTCTTTCCCCGTTGAATCTTTCAAGCCGGTGTATTGCATAGGAATAATATCTGAACTGATAAACAGGCCATAGACGGTATATAAATTACAAATACTTTCAAAGTCTACCATTCTCTTGTTGTCTACCCACGCTCTAAACTTAATTTCACGCATCGTTTTTATCTCCTTTGCTAGTGAATAACACGTATTATACCACTATGTCTAAATAATGCAAAAAACCTTCAGCGTATGGAAGGTTTTTGTTTTTATGTGCTATATTTAATTTCTAAAGTTCTTCAAACGTAGGAACGTTTTCTAAATCTGCAATGAGCAGTTCCAGTACTGCATTGTATTCAAGTTCGGTCAATTCGCTGTTTACAAATGCTTCAAAGATGTATTCTCTGATATTGTCCTGCAAGTCTAATACTTTTTCACTTACGCCATTAACCATAGTACTATGCTCCTAAAATTGTCTTAACATCGGCTTCGGTAAGGTTTCCAATTGACTTGGCAATAGTCGCAGCATCTTGTTTCAACCCGGCCAGCATCTTAACGGCGCTTACAACATCCTCAGAGAATGACGCTGCTGGTACAACCGGTGTAGATTCACCCTTACCAGACTTCGTTGCAAGATAATCAGCATATGCCTCTTCACGGCTGTTGTAAACGGCAACAACCTTTGCAGTATTATACTGCGGTTCAGGTTGTTTCTTTGTCGGCTGTTGTTTCACGTCCAAAACCTTAACGTACTTGCCCTGAAGCGCTTTCAAAGCTGCCGTCGCATCTGTCAACCCCGTAACACTTAAAACAGACGGTTCAAAAATCGCTTCCCAATCCGAAAGAATTCTAGTATACTTACCGTCATCGCCTTTCTTATTCCAGGGAGCGGCTTTAACCTGAATCCGGCGCGAATACGGCTTTTGCAGTTCTGGATTGAATTCTTGCGTATCTACCATCGCTGTCAACTCCAACATCTTAAACCCAGAGAATGCTTTCCACTCTTTCGGAGAAACTTCTCTAAAGCTACCGTTGTCGTAAACCTTAGCGACAGTCTTAGAGCTGAATCGGCCAATCTGGGAAAAAGAAGTAGCTTGCTCCAAAAGTTCTTCAGCATCTTCATACAACTCTGCAAAATCTTCAAAACCAAGTTCAAAATTATCAGTCATACTTTATTTATCTCCTTTAGATTTGTTTTTACTGACAAAACATATTTTACCACACTACCTGTTTTTTGTCAACCGGCAACAAAAAGCGCCATACGTTATATACAACATTGCTAAATTGCCAAATTTGACAAACTTTATTGAATATGGTATAATATCTAAGTTTGTTATCTTTTATATAGGAGTTATTAGAATGGAGTCGCTAGTTGGATTAAAGGCCATAGATATTGTACAAAAGTTGGGGGAAAGTGGAAGTTTTCAAATCGGTAGTTACGGAAGACCGATCTGTACAGTTGTACCAGTTGTCACCGATTGTTACCAGTTGGTAAAACTGTTTTACAGTATAGGAAGTGGATTAGATTGTAATGATTATACAGTGGTCAGAAAACCGCATAATCAAAGCGATCTGGCAAAGATTTATAGAGAGTTGGAAAAGGAGTTACAGAATGAGGGAGAAGCTGTTTAGATTTTTGGCATTTGTCTTTGTCCCTGTTGTAATTTGCTTGGGTGTTGTAATCTGGTACAAAGTAGCAGAGTTCAATAGCAATGTGTGGCAATCAAAAGCGATTATAGCGCAGATACAACCGGCGATCATTGAAGCAGAATCGCAAGCAGATATAAATAGAGCGGTTGCTTTCAGTGTCTATACCAATAGCGCTATAACTGCTTTTTCAGTTGGAATACCATACTTAGTAATCCTATTATTTGCTTTATACAAACTGATTGAATTTGGAGCAAAGAACTATGAGAAATTACGGATTAGAAGTAGCAATCCCGCAAGCGGTTAAAGATGAGTTTGTATACCGCAGTCGGCAACAAGCATTTAATCATTTGCTTGGATGGGGTATTGGATTGCTTTCTATTGCAATTACAGTTGATATAGCCATCTATTTGATAATGGATATGATTGCTTTTCCATTGCTTGAAATTCCTGCAATCGTTTTTGCACTCTATAAATTCTCAAAAGCATTGGTACAGTATACTAATGAAGATAGAGACATTCTAAACGGTCGCTACTTCTCTTATGATAGCATTATAGAAGAAGTGGATAGCAAAGAACCGGAAACAACGGATGAGATAACTACGATCATTCCACAAGCAAATGGGAAAGCGCATTTCAATTTGCATATAGGTATGACTGCTACGCAATTGAAAAGCATTGCTAACACAATGCTAAGCACTGGCACATTAACTGTAAACTACATCGAAAGTCTAGGAATATCCCGACAGAATGCAGAGAAGTTAAGAAGCGAACTGGCAACATACCGGTTATTATCCTTTGATGATAAAGGCCGCGTCAAGCTCACTCAAGACGGTATAAAAGTTTGTAAACAGATTATAAAAGGCTAGATTAGATTCTAGCCTTTTAATTTGTAACGATTACAAACTAGAAAAAGCATTGACAAGAAGCGGTTTTTGTAGTAGAATACTAACATCTGAGGTTTACCGAATTAGCCAGTATTGCTTAACTTGTTCCGCATAAAAACAGACGGCAAATCTGGCAAGATCAAACTAAAATTAGATAAGGAGACGTTAATATGAATACAGATTTCAAAAATGACAATGGTTGCAAGCATCAAATATTTAGTAAAGGTAATAAGTTTGTTAAAGATGGTAGGCTTCTTCAGATTTATGAGGTTTACCACGATGGTAAAAATTATCTTTATGATATTGATGGAAAGCTTATGACTGCAAGCCAGATTCTTGGAGAATACACACTACTCATTAAAATCGAATAAAACCACTCCCCCGCTCTCAGAACTGTCTAAAAAACAGCACATACACACAAAACACAACACTAAAATTATAGAAATTAGCCAACTTCGTAAAGTTTGAAGTTGGCTTTTTTCTTTGTTTGACTTTGCAATATTTTATGATATAATGAAGATAATAATAGTGTAAAATGCGCGAGGTGAATTATGGATTTTAACATTGGGCCTATCGGTGTAGCAGCTTTAACGATGGCAATTACTCAGGGCGTTAAAGAGATTTTTGGAATTGACGGTAAAAAGAATCAACTGGTTGCCGTTATCGTTGGGATTGTTTTAACATCGCTGTCTTATGGTATCTCTAATCAGTTGATACCGGCGGTAGCAGTTCCATATATTGAATGGGCAGTGGTAGCGCTCGGAGGCGGATTATCTGCTATCGGTTTATTCGGACTGTTTACCAAAGAAACAGTAAAAGCACTTAAAAAACTTAGCGAATAATGGACTTTGAAAATATAGCCACCACCGTTAGTTTGATTATCAGCGCTTTATTAGGCGGTGGCGGCATCGTTGCTCTGATTAGATCGGCGAGTATTGTACGCAATAATAATAAACGCACCGACATTAAGGCACTTGAAAGCGCTCTTAAAACGATTCAAGACCGGTATCAGGAGCTTGTAAGTGACAATAACACCAATTTTAAGCAAACTCAAGACCGCTTGAAGTTTCTTGAAATAGAGTATGTGAAGCAGTCGCAACAAAACAATGAAAGTCTAAAAAGAATTGCAGAGTTAGAAATAGATTTGAAGAAAGCTAACGATAAAATTTCAGTGTTAGAATTAGAATTAAACAAGAAAAATCTTGACATAATGAAATTAGAGCAAGAGAACATTGAATTGAGAAAACAAAATAACCGAATTGGGCTTATGGCATAATGATAAAAAAGATAATCGTTTTTGTGGTCAGCATATTTTCGTTTATATGGATACATCGGTTTTTTAGATTTTTGGATAAGTACCCGGTTGGATGGAGTACCATTACATCACATACAGTTGGGATACTGCTATCGTTTCCATTTTTTGTTGCCTACATTTTGATCGGCGAAAAGCCTGAAAATGCTTATGCATTGACATTTTTAGGAGCAGGTGCGGGAACTTCTTTCGGATGGATGTTAGAAGATGCTACGGGCGATTCTACTAGGATATAATGGCGTGGTTATTCGGCTTGACGGTTCAAAAAGTGAAGAGTTACAGATAGTCATTCAAGACGACTTAACGGCGCTATCGTCATTCAGGGCAACGGTACAATTACACGAAGTTTTAGACTAAAGGAGAAAATACAATGGAGCTAACACAAGAAACAAAAATTGCAATTATCAAAGCAAAAATCGAATCATACTCACAGCAGTTATACAGTCTTCAACTAGATTACAAAGTTGCTAAATATCTTGAAAATTCCAATCAAGAAAAACAGATTGAAGAATCAGTAAAGAAAGTATTAAAGGCTATTGATCTTCTGAAAGAAGAAATAGATGCAATCTCAGAATAATGCAGACAAAGTTGAATCGGGTAAGAAGTGCCTAACCTGTCAATACTTCAACCTGAACTATTGCGAGTTATGTAATCACCTTACAGAACAAAACGAGAAGTGCTTTCTGTATATGCCGGAATTCGATTACAATAAAAAAGAACTAGACAACTGTGTCTAGTTCTTTTTTATGCCTTATGGATGCCGCTTTACTTTAGAGATACTTCATAATCTATAAAATCTATTTGGTGTAATCACTTCTTAGATTAGTAAGATTATGGGTGCTGCTATTTCTAGGGATGCTTCATAAGGTTTCTTGTTTCTCTTAACTGTTTATAGTATATACCAGAACTTATTTATTGTCAATAGATTTTAGTACAAATTTTGAAAAATATAAAAACTGTAACTCTATGTTCTATTTTGTTCTATAACTTGACAAACAAAAATGATGTGGTACAATGACCACATCATAATTGTTGTAAACAGAATAATGCGTCTAATCCAGCAAGGATTGTGCATTATTTTTGTTTTAGCTTTCTGAATTCGTAGTATTTGATAGCAGTTGTAATAGTCAAGTCAACAGCGATAGAGACAAATAATGCCCATATAGGAATTCCAAGTTGATTAGGCCACATACCGTATACCAGTAAACAAAATACTGTTAGCATTCGTCTTTGTCCTCTCCCAATACCTCTTGAAGATGCCAGTACAAAACCAACATTTCAGTTTTGTCTAGTTCGATCTCATTGTAACCAACGTCGTCAATACCGTCTTCTGTGTTCTCTTGAGTAATCAGTAACCATACACCGTCTTCTTTCTCTTTGGTTTCAAAGATGGTGTCCCAGGTTATACCATCTTCATAACTGTGTGAACTGTCTTTTCTAATCGTTTCCATTATTGTGGACGCCTTCTCAAAGTGTCTTTCCAGTATTCAATATAACCATAGTTATGATCGAATTGATAATCACCAAAGTCTACTACCCACTGATAATCTTCAACAAATGGTTCTTGCTCATAAAAATGCCCATGGCCGTTTTTATCAATTGCCCAATAGTTTGCCCATTCTGGCGCATCGTTCCAATTCGGCTGTAATCCGGTTTCGGTTTCTTTCAATTCACATACAACGTTATTGACTACCGATACTCCAAACAACTCCTTAAATTCTTCTGTCGTAAGTTCAAACGTAACCTTCATTTTTTTCTATTCTCCTTTTAATACTTCCCCTAAGAACTGATAAAGCGCAATGGCTTCTTCTTGAGTAAAAGCGATTATAGATTCTTGTTCACCTTCCTCTTTTTGATACATACCAAGAGGGACTTCTATACCATCGTTATAATATACTTTAGTGTAGCTTTTGAACTTTTCATCATACATCTCTAGCTTTTCCATAACGTCTCCTTTACTGATAACAAAATACCACCATTAGCGATTGCTTGAATGTTGGCTTTTGTTTGTGAATAATAGGTATACCAGATATTATACCACGTTCTAAAACCGTGTCAAGGTTCAGGTTCAATGTTTATCGGTTGATAATACCACCCGTTCGATTCTGTAATGCTCCAAACGTTGTTGGGACATTCGACAATCGTATGGTATTTGTACCCCGTCATAACAAGAGCATCATAAACCGATCTAAGTTTATATTCACTATCGGCAACGATGGTATAGATACCGTTGATACGACTGATTGAAAAACCGTAATCAACTTTAAGTTGCCTACTTAACAAACCGCCGTATTGTTCTTCTCTGAACTTTCCTATAAGCGTTAATGGTTTCATATCGGCATTGTACCAGTATTGCAAAATATGTCAAGTGTGGTACAATTAAGTTTATACTAAAAGGAGTATGTAAATGAAGACTATTACACATAAGATTGAAGTTAAAGACTGCGCTAAGTTTTTGATGATGGGGGATGTGCATATCGGCTCGCCGGGTTGTGACGAAAGTTTGTTGCAAAGTGTTGTAAAACGATTACAGGAAAAAGACACATACTATTTCGATTTGGGGGATAGGTGCGAATTTATCAATACTCATGACCCTCGGTTTGATCTTTCTTCGTTACCAAAGTGGCTTGAAATTGCCGATCTTGCAGATATTCCTATGGCTCAAATGAAGCGGTTTGTAGGGTTTGTTAAACCGTCTGCCTCAAAGTGTTTGGGAGCGGTTGAAGGAAACCACGAAACGGCAATTAAGAAGCATACCGATAGGGATGTATACAGTACAATCAATTCTATGCTTGGGCTTGATTCTAAGGTTTGTTTAGGAACATCGGCTATCGTTAAATTACAGTTTGTAATGTATGGAAAAGTAGAATGGGCGTTAGATGTGTTTATACATCACGGTTCAGGCGGCGGCGGTAGAAAGTCAGGGGGAGCATTAAACCGACTTGAAGAACTTCCAATGGCGATTCAAGCCGATGTTTATGCAATCGGACACACTCATAAGAAGATGGGAAAGCAACAAGAAAGACTTTACCTAAACAACAAAAACAAACTGACCCATAAACCGATTGTGCTTATCAATACTGGCGCATTCTCTAGGGGGTTTACTGATACTGATTTTGGTGGTTATGCGGAGCAATCGCTTCTTTATCCGCAAGGTGTTGGCCCTGTCGAAGTGTGGGTGTATCCGTTACAGAAAGAAATTAAAGTTGTGATGTAAGTACAATAAAAGAGAGGGTAAATTTACCCTCTCTTTTTTATTTTACGTTCGGCATTAAGTCAAAAAACAAGTCTGCTCTATCTATTAAATTATAAAGATTGTCGCATACGAACACCTCTTTGCTTACTTGATTGCACTCCATTCTTGTAATGCTATCAATTGCAGTTTGTTCCCATTGTGCCTTGCAAGACCACGTTTTTATGATCTTCGCTGTGGGCAATACCGTTTTGAATGTCGCCATTCTTGATTCTATGCTTGAAGTAAACCCAAGTTTAATTCTGTTTTCCTCAAGTTCTGGAATTATAGAAATAATATAAAACACTCCAATACCACTTTCGACAATGACCATATTCTCGTTAGGAATAAATCCGTTTGCTCTGCGCAATTCTATAAGATATTCTGTATCCTCTTTCGATAAAGCTAAAGTCAGTTGACCTTTAGTTTCAAGCGTCCTAACCCTAGAGAATACAAATCCATTATGTAATGCGTATTTTCTAGCATTAGATTTATCCATTCCCATTAACTTGCTTATTTCTAATAATGTTACAAAGTCATCCATTTAACTCTCCTTTTTATGCACAGTATTCTGTGTATGAATAAATAGTATACCACGCCTTGCAATTCCTGTCAAGTTTGCTTTTTACCGTCTTGTGTGGTATAATAAAGAAGACAAGGATATTACAAAATGATTACACAATTACATAACGAGAATTCAAAGCAGTATCAAGCTATCTGCGACTATTGGAGATTAGGAGCGAGCAGAAGTCTTAATCAGTTGTTGAAACAGTATAAGGAAGCGGAAAGCGCACCGGCTAAAACCTATATGGTTTTGAAGCGCTGGTATACTGATTTTGAATGGGAACGGCGAATTTCTGAGAATATCGCATTAGAACAAAAAGAACTGGAGGCACTTTACCAGGATGAACTGGTAAAGAATACCAAGCGCCGGTTTGATGTTTTAGACAGTATGTATGATCTGATTAAAGATATGACAGTTGATACTGAAGACATAAGCATATCTCAGGCGACAGGGGTGCTAAGATCGTTCTTAGATAGCACCGGTAGGGTGTTTAATTTAGATGCGCCGCTAAAGGTTGCACAAACTGACCCAACAGGAAAGAAAGAATATAGACCAAATACAGACTTGGCAAGTGTGTTAGAATTGTTGGATTTAGCTAAAGAGAAAAGTTGATAGATTTAGACAGCATTACAGAAGAAAAGATAACTGAGATTTGGCCTAAACTAACAGAACGCCAAAGAGAAGCCCTTGCAATGGAGTTATCAGAACCGGCAAGAAAAGAGAAGTGTGGATTATACGATAATTCGGCTTCATTTTCAAAATGGGCAATGAGTTGGTTTTATGTCCCTGAGACCAAAAGCCCTATATTTCTCTATCCACATCAAAGAAAAGCTATTGACATTGCCACAGAACGAGACGCTAATGGTTTGTTTAAGTATTCTCTTGTTCACTATGGCGATATAAAAAAATCTGGGAAAACAACGATAGCTGCTATGATCGCGCTTCGTTTTGCTTTCCTTAGAGAGTGGACTTCAATTAAGGTTGTTGGTCAGAAGTTAGATCAGGCTAAATCTAGGAGCTATTTTTATATCTGCCGTGCTTTAGACTTAAACCCACAATTCGCAAAGATGCAAAGCGAAGGAAAAATTATAGTAAACAATTACACCATAAGGTTTACTGAGAACAATTCTATGATTCAGGCTATACCGGCTTCACCCTCTACTGAAGCGGGCGGAAATGACGACCTCATTATTTGGACTGAAATTGGAAGCGCAAAGACAGAAGCGGCGCAACAGTTATGGACCGAAATGGTTATACCACCAAGAAAGTATGGATACGGTATAAAGTGGACTGAGGGATACGCTGGACATATCGGGGAAAGTCCAATCCTTGAAGAAATTTATAACAACAACGTTAAACTAGAATATCAAATATCAGATAATCCAAAAATATATTCTAATGCAAGAACGTTTGTAATGTGGAATGATATTCCACAGTTAAAACGATTCCAAACCGACGAATATTATAAGCAGCAATCAACCGAACTTTTACCGAGTGAATTTGATAGGGTTCACCGGAATCAGTGGGTATCAAGTCAAAGTTCTTTCATACCGTATCAGTGGTGGGAAAGCTGCGCAGAGAATTTACCAGAATTAACGCAAAACGAAATTATGATTTTGGGTGTTGACGCGGCAATATCAGGGGATAGTTTTGCAGTTGTTGGCGTTACCAAACATCCAAAAGATAAGGATAGATTAGCTGTTAGAACTTTGAAAATATGGAAACCGAAACCCGGACAATCTATCATTTTTTCCCATCCTGACCCAAAGCAAAACGAGTTGTTACCAGATGGGTATATAACCGATCTGTGCAAGCGCTATAAGGTCAAGATGATAATGTATGACCCTTACCAACTGTATAACTTGGCAACACAACACAATCTATCCAGAAAAAGTGCATTCTGGGAAGCGTTTAATCAGGGCGCACCTCGACTTGAGGCAGACGCTAACCTATATCATCTTATCCGAGAAAACAAAATTGCCCATCCAAACTTTTTAGAGTTGAATGAGCAGGTTAAAAATGCAAATTCTCAAAGCGATGGGGAATCGAAAATGAGAATTGTCAAGCGGTCAGAAAGTCAAAAAATAGATAGTGTGGTAGCGCTTTCTATGGCATCTTTTATAGCTAAGAAGTTAAATTTGTGATACGTTTTCATACCACCACTTTTCTTGATTCTTTAGCCACCATTCCCAGGGTAAGTTTTTGTTTAGAGCAAGTTCGCACACTCTCTTTGACAGTTCCAAATCTGGCAATACATTAAACAGAAACATATACCCATCCTTGGTTAAAATAGCCGGATGAAAGCCTGCTTCATTGTCATAGATTGAAGCGACAAAATTATTATCATCATACCCGTCTGTGGCTTCTTCTCGTGTTCTCCATTCAATCATAGATCACTCCTTCTCAGAACAATAACAATTGACTGTTTCCATACTTGCCGCTTGACCTAATGCCGCGCATTGGTTGACACACTTCTGAGAAATGTGCATTGTAGGGCGCATTAAGATATACCAGATACAAGCCGCTGTAATCAGTAAAGCTAAAATACCTAACGCTTTCTTAATCATAATTCTCCTTAAAAAATAGGGGAATGAATTTTATTTCATTCCCCATCTAACAGGGTACTCTATCACTATTAAACTGTTCTGGCAAAATTGCCATTGTGGATTCGACAGGGGACGATCCTGTAACTTCTATTTTATGAGAATAGCTCTCTAACCAATTGAGATACGAATCCTTAGCGAACTCGGCAAGAATCGAACTTGCAATAAGTCGGTTAACAGCCGACTGCTATAACCATTTAGCCACGAGTCCATAGCGGAGATAGCAAGATTTGAACTTGCATTGCTTTTCAGCAAAACACCTTTCGAGGGTGCTCCAATGCCATTTATGGTTATATCTCCAAATCTGCTATCTATACGATTTGAACGTATGTTTCTTAGTTTAACCGGTCACTAAGTGTACTATGCCACTATACTAAGATAGCCAGTTGCGGGAATTGGAATTGAACCAATCTATCAAGTTTATGAGACTTGTGTGTAAACCACTACACTATCCCGCAATAAAAGAGGCGCAAGTCAGAATCGAACCGACCTATTCACTTTTGCAGAGTGACACCTAACCACTTGGCTATTGCGCCATTAGCAGGGACGGCTTGCTTTGAACAAGTACCTGCGGTTTTGGAGACCGCCGTTCTAGCCTGTTAAACTACATCCCTATAAAACTCCTTATTATTGTCGGAAGGTCCGATCGCCTATTCTTGTGATCTACCTAGCACATTTCGGCAACACATAGCGGCCCATATTCGGATGTAAATACCTAGTCCACAGTGCCGGGTTATTCTAGTATTTACAGCTTCCTTCCGTAACCCATTCTATCGTCAATGTGCCACGATTTTCGCGCGATCAAAGCCCTAGTCATCTAACACACACTAAACACCTGCTAGTGTCACGCATAGAACAGGTTATTTTAATGTACAAGTGCCCCCGGAAAGACTCAAACTTTCGACCTTGCGATTAGAAGTCGCTTGCTCTATTCAACTGAGCTACGAGGGCAAATCGTCACAAACCACAATCCCAACATATGATTATGGTATACGGTTACTTCATTGCTACCGTTGTAGTTAAGATTAGCATAGTTTACCGCTGCTTTTTCTGTTATAAATACTTTAGTGTATTTCATCCTCGTCTCCAAAAGTTGAAAGCACATTAAACTAAATCTATAAACTGAGACGGCTAGTTGGTTTTATCCTCACGTCTCAAGATGTCTTTCCACTCGTCGCCATAAAGTTTAATGTGCTTTCGATTTTCAGATCACGCCCTGTCACCGGCGAAACCGATTTATATTCCGCATTGTATTAGCTGCGCGATACCCTTAAGGTTGTATCCACGTTTGTTAAGAAACTGTACTCACTTTCGTTTACACTGCCTTTATAAGTCGGTCTCATGTGCTTTGTTTCTTAACTGTCTATATTCTACACCCATTCTAAAAAAATGTCAAGAGTTTTTCCAACGAGTTTTGGAAATTTGCTATTTTTGGTAAGTTTCGTCTTCTTAATTCGGCTTGATTATTCAAAACTTTATGCTATAATTAGCCTATGTTGAAACGGATTATAAGAATGGTAAAAAATAAAGTTTGGAAAATTAAGTATAAACACTACCTTCATTCTAAGGAGTGGGCAGAGAGGCGATTTCTAGTATTATATCGGGATGGGTTTAGGTGTTCTATCTGTGGCGGCACAGAGGAACTAAACGTACACCACAAAACCTATCAAAATGTATTTCACGAACCGTTATCCGATCTTATAACGCTGTGTAGAAAATGTCATAAAAAGGAGCATAAAAAGAAGTGAACGTCTTAATACATCATAATGATGAGGCTGGCGTGGTTTGGTATTCAGTGTGTAAAGAATCTGATCCTGGGTATTGGATAGATTCTTTTGATACCAAAAGAGAAGCAGAGAAGTTTTGTAGTGATAACGGTTATACAATCGTTGGGTTTTGGTGTTCTATAATCGGATGCAAACAACACAAGGGAGGCTAAATTATTGGAAATCTTAAAACAGATAGAATTGCAGGAACGTGGTGATGCTGAGGTATTATCAGAAATATTTGAGAATAAACTTGTTTTTGACCACGAAGAACGACAGTGGTATATCTTTGAAAACAACTTCTGGCGAACCGATCATACCAGTCACGTTTATAATTTAGTGGAAGCCGTTGCGAAGTGTTATGAGGCAGCAATCAAACAAGCTGAAATTGACCCGGCTAACTCTAAATATAGATTGTATAAGGCGCGTATCAATAGCCTTAGAAATAGAGCCGGTATTAAAAATGCTTTGGAACTGGCTACCGCTAAACTCGCTCTAAAACAGAAATGGGATTCTAATCCGTTTCTATTGGCTGTAAAGAATGGTGTCATAGAATTAAAAACCGGTGAATTGAGAGAGGGTAAGCCATCGGATTATATCCGCAAAGTCGCCGATGTGGAATGGAAGGGACTAGAAGAACCTTGCCCACGCTTTGAACTGTTTATGCAAGAAATGTTTCCAAGAAACCAAGAAATTATTGACTTTCTCCAAAGGATGTTTGGGTACTCTATCAGTGGTTTATCGGTTGAACACATTATGCCCGTCTTTTTTGGAGCACAGGGTAGAAACGGTAAAGATGTGTTATTGTCTACCATCTGCTCGGTATTAGGGGATGATTTAGCCAGTCCCATTTCAAAAGAGGTTTTATTAAGTGGACTTAAATCACCCGGTGCGAGTGCTCCATTCCTGTATGAGTTACAGGGTAAGCGGTTGGTTTACTCCGATGAAACCAGCGAAGGTGCCGGATTTGATGAAAGCCAAGTTAAAATGCTATCCGGTGGCGCTCCTTTCGTTGCCAAAAAGTTGTATATGCAACCAACGATCATACATCCTGAGTATCTTTTAGTTCTGATAACTAACAATCGCCCGGTGGTAAGCGCAGAAGATGATGCTATCTGGGAACGGCTGGTATTAGTACAGTTCACTGAAAGATTTGTAGACAATCCTATTTATGACAACGAACATCCTCAAGACAAATACTTGAAGTATAAATTAGAAGAAGAAAAGAGCGGTATACTCGCTTGGTTAGTTAGAGGCTTTTTACAGTGGCAAGAAAAAGGTTTAGACATTCCCGACAGTGTAAAATACACCACAGACAATTACAGGACAGAACAAGATGCGGTAGGCCGTTTTATAGATACCGAATGTATCATAGACAATGATGAAAAGGTATCGGCTTCAAATATCTTTAGATGTTATGAACAGTGGACACAAACCGATAGTGTTAAGAAATTAAATAGTAGAGAATTCGCCCGCAAATTGGAAGCGAAGGGCTTCCAGAAACGGCGCTATGCTGAAGGCTACTTCTATTTAGGGCTGAACATAAAACCGACAGTCGAAATGGAACTTGAGAAATACTTAGAAGAGATACAACAACTAGAAGAACCCGCCTAAAGGGTTCTTTTTTTGTTGTCAGGATGTATGAATGTACCATAATGTACCCATTTTCATAAACTCTCTATAATTTAATTTAGTATATTTTTTTATATATTTCATGGAAAAGGTACATTTCATACATTGGGTACATCTATATTAAGATTCTTATAATTTATATTTATTTTCTGTAAGAATATTAAGTTGTATATTAAGATTATTAAGGCAACTGATAAGAAAATTAAGTGTACCTATTTTTGAAATGGTACACTATCATACATCTTATGTGACTAGTCAACAATAATTAAGCGGATTACATGGTGTAATCCGCTTAATTTTCTTGAGTATGGTATTTCAAAGATTAAAGTATATCATACCAATATTGTAGTTTTTCTTTCGACCGTTGGGATTTTTTAAGGTCAAGAGTTACATTGTTCTCCCAATCGTTTATTAACAGTTGCCTTACTTGTTGTTTGTATACATCTTCTGTTTTTGGCTGTTTTTCAAATCGTTTTGTGAATCTGTCTTTTTTGTCGTATGGGGTTGTTTCTAAAATGTAGTTGCGATATTCTAGCCAAGAGTTAAACGATTCTGGAAGATCGTTGTTGTTGTAAATGTAACTATCTTTTGCGTACAGGGCAGCGGAATTAGCGTCTTTGAACATACTACAACTCTCAGTAATGGAGTTGTTGGAAAAGGTTGGACATACGAAGAATCGTTGATTGATGCAGTTGAAGGTTGCGAATATTGCGATTGGTTAATCGCCAGCGATTTAATTAAATAACATTCTTACATATAAAAGACCGGTGAAAATCCGGTCTTTTTTTTGTGTCTTTGACTGCAAGAAATATTGTGGTATAATAAGGTAAACGCATATTTGCTTTATTAGGGGATATATGGAAAATAAAGTTGTAGAGTCGAGTGTACAAGTCAAAGATAGGAATTATTGGAATTCTACCATTTTTAGAATGGCGGCACAATACGATATAACGCCAACTTGGTGGACTCCTAGCAGGGATGCATTCTTTAGGGGATACTGGTATCAAGAGGACTTTCTGGCAAGTGCCATCTATGCCATTGCGAACCGTAACGCTGCCTTTGGTTGGCAATTAACCGGATTAGATGATGATGTAAAAAGAGCACAGCAGCTTTTGCAGTTTGCAGAATTTGGAGAGGGTTGGCAACAACTCATAATTAAAACTTCTACCGACCTGCTAACACAGGATAACGGGGCATTTATAGAAGTTATCCGACCGGCCAGGGTAAGAATTGACGGTAAATCTTTACCAGCAGTTAAAGAGTATTATGAAAGCGATAATGCAGAATGGTTTGCATTCGATGGCGGCAAAAGAATAGCGGCAAAGGGCTACGATGTATATGATTCTCCATTAGACTTACCCATTGGGATTGCTCATTTAGATTCTGGGCAATGTCAAAGAACTGGCGACCCTGAGACACCCGTTTTATATACCGATAGGAACGGAAAAAAACACGCCTTAAAATGGTGGCAAGTTTTAATGTTCAATGAGATGCCGTCACCGATTGAAAAAATGAATGGGGTTGGAATGTGTGCAGTATCGCGCCTGTTTAGGTCAAGCCATATCATGCAATCCATATCTCTATACAATGATGAAAAGATAAGTGGGCGTTTTAACCGGGCTGTATTTCTGACAAATGTAGACCCGGATACAATCAATGATGCCATTGCCCTTGCAGAGAATGACGCCGATAATAAAGGACTAATCCGATACAGCCAACCGATTGTAGCAGCAACGCTTGATCCGACTTCGCAAGTATCCCTAGAAACAATAAACCTTGCAGAAATACCCGACAACTTTAATTTCAATGATGTACAGAACTGGTATATTGCAAATCTAGCCCTAGCTTTGGGTGTTGATTATGGTTTCCTTGCGCCGTTACCGGGTAAGGGTTTGGGAAGTGCTTCACAGTCTGAAACGATGGAAAGACAATCTAGGGGAAAGTCAAGCCGTCTGTTTATGGACATGATTTCTAATGCAGTAAACTTCAAGGGGATTTTACCAGAATCGGTACAGTTTGAATTTATCGAAAAGGATTCTGAAGAAGATGCTAGAATCGAAAAAGTAAGAATGGATAGGGCAAAGCGGTATCAGGTTTATGGGGAAATGGGATGGATAACACCAACCGTAGCACAACAAATGCTTGCCGATGAAGGGGACATACCAGAGGTTTATGTGGAACAGATGGGGCAAGAGGACACAACCCCCGTAACCACTACTGAAGGGGACGAAAACGTAGAGGCAACAGAAGAACAAGCTGAAGGAATAGAAGAAAGTGAGCAAGTCAAAGAAAGACAAAAACAACTATTCAAAAGACCGTCGTTGGTTAAACGTATTAAAAATGTTACGGCAAAAATTTTCAAGAAAAAACAAGTCGAAGCCCCGGAAGTAGATAACCAATCATTGCAAGAAGCTTTGGATAATTATTCTGAGGAACTAGAAACCCTTACCCTAAGAGCCAATAATGGCGAGTTGACACAAGCCGAATTTGAGAATCAGCTATCAAATATGGTTACACTTTCTCTAATGGCTATCTATTCTCAAATGGTGGGGAAAGACCCCGAGGACTTTACAGAAGAAGAACAAGACCGATTGGATGAATACGTTAATGTAAACCTTGAAAGTGTAGGGCAATTAGCAGATGATATTTACTCGGATAAGTACCAGGATACAGAAGATCGGGATGGAACGGCGATGTTGTTGGTAAGGATGGGTTTATGGGTAATGAATGCTTATGCTCTAGCTACATTGGGGATGTTGAATAACCCATCAAATCAAGAAAATAAATTACGATGGAACTTAGGAACGGCGGAGCATTGTTCTACTTGTTTGGCTTTAGATGGTCAAATTCATACAGTTAGCGAGTGGAATGATAGCGGATTCTATCCAGGAAATACCAGTTTACTGCTATGCAATGGCTTTAACTGCGCATGCAGATTTTCGGACGTAAGTCCGAGTACGCCAAGTCAAGGAAGTTTTAATTCAGTTCCAACTAAATAATTTTTACAATCAATTTTATCGTTTTGTGTTTTCCCATTCGCTGTAATCTTTACAGAATGCCTTAATGGTGTCTTGCACATAATCTATAAGTTCTACAAATGATTTGCCGTAAGGTGTATTAGCAAACAGAAAACTAAAACAATCGCTATACACCCCATAGTTTTCATTGTCGGTATATTCTATCTCTACCAATACCTTACGATCATACATCAAACTAGCATGACTTCCCCATCGTTGCTTTTTTGTTTTCCATTCAAACATAAGATTACCTCATATACCAGATGTTAAAATCAATACAAAAGTTCCTAATTAAGTCTTCTACCGATTTCTTAACCGTTTCAATATCGGTTGAGCAGAGAGTGGTATCATTGAATCCGAATACATTATCAGACAACATACAGTAGATAAAAAAGAAGTCTCTCAACTGAATAATCTTAAATGCTAGTAGGTATTTACTAAAGTATAAATAATGCTTGTTGTCCTCTTGCTCCCATCTAAAGTTCATCTTTGACAATCTCCTTTGTTTATGGTATAATGATGCTAATTATAATTATTGTTAAATAATGCATCCAAGCAATCAAAGGCTTATGGTGCATTATTTTTTGTTTGCTAATCCCACCAGTTTTGCAGTTTCTCTTTCAGTGTATTGAATACGAATTCAAAGTCTTGTTGTTTAAGATCATCTGAGCGACGGTTTAACGATTGCCAGATTTTTAACGCTCTATCATTATCGGTTGAGTCTGGGAAGTGTAATCGAAACGGGTTAGTTGTACCACAGATATAACCGTGTTTTTCATACAGTAGATCATACCACTGTTTATTGTAATCATCATTCAGGTATCGCTTTAGCGCATCTAATGCGTCGCCGATTTCTATGGATAGGTCTTTTGCATCTATACATACGGTTAGTTTATCGTTTGCAAAAAACTCTTGCATATTGTGTAACTTAAACGATAAAATATCGAGTAGATACCCATAATCAAAATCGGCATCATTCCATAAGATCGGTAGCCAGCGTATAATGTTTTTAAGGCGTCGTATTAGTGTTTTCATCGGTCGGTTCCTCAATGATCATAAAGTGAGTAACCACATAATAATTACAGTCAGAAGTTTTTTCAATATTCTGTGGCAAAAAATAAAATCCGTCATATTCACAAATATCGAAATCTGTAATAACATCTGCGTGCGGCCCAACATAAAATTCAATAAAGCATAAAACCAATTCGTTTTTGTTTAATACCTTCTCTGCATTCTCTTCCGATTCCCATTTCATTGTAATATCTCCTTTTCAGATATAAAAATGCCCCATAGACCGTTTGAGGCTTGGAAGCATTTCTATATTTATAATAATGGTGGTTAGTATTATACCACTAGAATGGCAATTCGTCAAATTGTTGTTTAAGTTCAAGTTGACGTTCTTTTAACAGTTCCTTCCAGACTCTACCAAAAGCTATTTTACGCCCAAGTCGGTAGTTGAAATTGTCAATTGTATTACAATGGGCAACTCCTACGAATTCTCTACCGTCTTCTAATACCAAACGGCAGATGGTCATACCACCCCTACCTGACGGTACGAATGTTTTGAAATTGCGCTTGTAGCGGTAAAGCCGATCTGATGTATACAAATTGTCGGTATTGCGTTTGTTGTTTTGTTCAGGATAACGCCAATGCTCGTAAATTACTCTAATGACCTTCATTTCAAATTCTCCTTTTGTAATCAGATAAAAGCATTGTAGCACTATTGTAAAATCTGTCAATACCCAATTTTGATTTAATGTTGTTTTGTGGTATAATGTTTTTTACTCATTAAATTTTGGAGGTTATATGTCTAATCTTGTAGAAAGTTATTTGAATGAATTGGATTGGAGAGTTAGAGAAAACAGTAATGCAAGCTTTTCGTATCAGGGGTTAAATCAACACGTTGCAACCAGCGTTGTGTCTAAGTATTGGCTGGATAATGTGTATAGTAAAGATGTGGCTAATGCTCATATAAATGGAGATATGCACATACACGATTTGGGAATGTTGACGGCTTATTGTTGCGGATGGGATTTATACGATTTGTTGTCTAGGGGTTTTGGTGGGGTTTATGGTAAAGTGCAAGCAAGTCCACCAAAGCACTTTAGCAGCGCATTAGGACAGTTGGTAAACTTTATGTATACGATGGCAGGGGAATTAGCCGGTGCCGTCGCCGTCTCTAACTTTGATACGTTGCTTGCTCCATTCGTTAGATACGATGGATTAGACTATAAACAAGTTAAACAGTTTATACAAGAGTTTGTGTATAATATGAACGCTCCTACCCGGCTCGGGTTCCAAAGCGTTTTTTCAAATCTCACTATGGACTTGACGCCTTCTCCTAATTATGTTAATGAGTGTATAGTTATTGGGGGAGAGTTACAAAATCAAACCTATGGTGAATTTCAGTTTGAAATGGATTTAATCAATAAAGCGTTTTGTGAAGTGATGTTAGAGGGAGATGCTAAGGGCAGAGTTTTTACATTCCCAATTCCAACCTATAATTTACACAAGGAATTCGATTGGGAAAATCAAGAGCTATTGTGGAAAATGACCGGTAAGTATGGCGTGCCATATTTTGCAAATTTTATCAATAGCGATTTGAAACCAGAAGATACTAGAAGTATGTGTTGTTTTACCGGAAACACAAAAATCATATATAGTTACAATGACACAAAATCAATTTCGACATTTCAAAAGTTAAGCACAAAAAACTATGATTTTGTGTATGTTCCGATTTATGGAAAATGGGAAAAGGCTAAAGTGATAAAGATTCCGTATAACGGAATGTTCTACAGAATTAGATTACGAAATGGAGTTGAGATAACAACTACAGACAATCATATAAACGTTACGAATAACGGAAACAAGGAATCAAAAGAGCTTTGCACAGACGATTATATTGAATTTAGTAATGGCAATATAGATTTTATCGGATATGGTTCTTATGATTTGGGTTTGTTTGTTGGATTATATTTAGCAGAAGGCTCGCACTTGGGAGATGATGCTATTCAACTTACAATCGGAGAAACAGAATTAGATATAGTAGAATTTGTTTCTAATTTCGTTGGAAACAATTTTGCTACACATTGCTCTGTGTGTCCGGGAACGGGAAAATCATTAACAATAGCTATCAGTGATGTAGTTGTTAGAAAATTTATTGACAGCCTAGTTAGCGGGACGGCATTAACTAAAAAATTAGTTTTTTGGGACAAACTATCAAGGGATATGTTGCGCGGAATATTTGACGGATGGTTTTGGGGAGATGGAAAGAAAAACGGAAGTGAAGCATATACTTGTTCAAAAGAGCTTGCAGAACAAATGTTGTTTATTGGAAGAATAATTGGTAAACTGTTAAACATCAGAGAAACAAATAGGGTTACTTCATTTGGAGAAAAATCATACAACAGTACATTATATTCATTACACGTTTGTGTTAATAGCGATAATGGCGGAAGAATATACATATCGAAAAACAATAAGCTGTATGTAAAAATAGAATCAATAGACATTGTTCCTAACGCGAATAAAGTTGCTTTCTGTTTTGAAATGATGGGTGCAGAGCCGTATTTTGAACTTCCATCTGGACTTGTTACTCATAATTGCCGTCTTAGGCTTGACAGAAAACAGTTGACAAGAAGATCGGGCGGTTTGTTTGCCGCTTCTGCTTTGACCGGTTCTGTGGGCGTGGTTACTATAAACATTCCTAGAATAGCTTGTAAAGCGCAGTCAATAGAGGAATTTTATACTATGCTTTCAGAAGTTATGGAACTGGCAAAAGAATCATTAGAAGTTAAACGGGTATTGATTGAAGACTTAACCGGGAAAGGATTGTACCCTTATTCTACCCATTATTTAGATGGGGTTTACGCCGCTCATAAAAAGTATTGGTACAATCATTTTAGTACTATCGGTTTAGTGGGGATGAATGAGGCTTGCTTGAATTTGCTTGGAGTTAGCATAGAATCTAATGTGGGTAAGGAGTTCTCAGAAGAAGTATTACGGTTTATGTTGGATAGGATAACCGAATACCAAAACGAGACTGGGAATTTATATAACCTCGAAGCGTCTCCTTGTGAATCGGCTACATTCAGAATGGCTAAATGTGATAAAAAATTATATCCTGATATTATCACGGCGGGTACTAGTCAAACTCCATTCTATACTAACAGTACTCAATTGCCAGTTGATACCGGCTTTGATATTATTGACGTTTTAGATCATCAGAATTCATTGCAAAGGATGTATACCGGGGGAACGGTTGTTCACCTGCTTTTAGGTGAATCGGTAAACAGTTGGGAAACCGTAAGAAATTTTGTTAAAATGGTGGCAACACAGTATGAATTGCCATATTTTACCATAACACCTACTTTCAGCGTGTGCAAAAATCATGGGTATATAAATGGAGAGGTTTACGAGTGTCTACAGTGCAATGAAAAGACAGAAGTTTATAGTAGAGTAGTTGGCTATCTCAGACCGATAAGTAATTGGAACGATGCTAAACAGTTAGAATTTAAGGAGCGCAGTACCTACAAACTTTAGGGTATTGACACAAATCGCAGTTGTGATAAAATACGTTTAGTTGATAGATAAAGGAGAATCCAGTGGGTATAAAAGAATTTTTTAGCGAGTTGTTTTCTACGACAAAAGAAGAAATCATTACAGACCTTCAGGTTGAGCTTTATAAAAGAGCAGGACAGGTAATCAAGCTGTCAGAACAGGTAGAAGCGCAAAAAAATATTATCAAATCTCTTGAAAACAAACACGGTTATTATGTTGGATTTAATGACAACAATCTTGAGTCTAGTCATATTTATGCAAACAGAGTTGGATTTTATGATGATAAATATGTGTTTTATCTAGGCGAAAGAGTTGTAGCTATATTAAGTTCTGAGATTTATAAAGAGGTTATTTTTGTTGAAGATGAAAAGGAGAATGTAAATGAGTGACGGTGAGGGCGTTTTATATGGATGTTTACTTATTGTTGTTTTAATGCTTGTTATCGCTGTTTTATCGGCGATTCCTGTTTTGATTCTTTGGAACTGGTTAATGCCTGACTTGTTTGGACTTCAAACAATTAACCTTTGGCAAGCCATTGGGATTAGCGTTCTTTGTTCACTTCTGTTTAAGTCTAGCGTTCCAAGCAATTCAAGTAATAAGTAAACTGTAATCAGATCATATTCAAAAAGACCGGTGCTAAAATCCGGTCTACATTTTTATCTAAGGAGCGTTATAAATGAATTTGAAGTTTGTTATAGAAAATTGGTTTGAATGGGAGACGTGTAAAGTGAAAGAATTATGGGGATACTTTTTGAATATTCCGAGTGCGATTAGACACCATAGCCTTATGTGGCACATCAGTGAAATGTGGAGGATACTAAAATGGCAATTGCGCTTTCACAAAAAAGAATGAATCCGATGGTTTATCTGGGAATGGCGATTATCATTGCTATGATCGCCGTTACCTTCGCTTATGTCTTAAATCAAGAACACGCTAACACCAAACATAACGAAGCGGTAATGATTAGGACAAACATTAAGAATAAAGTCTGTCTTGTTGAGAGACTCTATTACAGCCCGGTTAGAGGGACGGTTTTAGTTCTGTGTCAAATTGATAGTGTCAATTGGGGAGGGTTGCCCATTCGCTTTACTGAGGATTACGGTAAAAAGTTCTTAGGTAAAGATACATACGAATGTACTGCTTTTATCGGCAGTTGGAAATATTGGGATAATGTTATCAGGCGTGATACATACCTGAGTCCAGATGATTTTATCCGGTTCGCCGATGGTAAAGTGTTCTCTGAATTTATAAGGTGGTTTGAAGCTAACTACCGATAGATAGATACAAAAACGATACAACGGATGGTTAAATACCATCCGTTTTTTGTTGCCTTAATTTGCAAGATAAATTTTATATAAATTTGACTTTGCAATTTTTTGTGTTATAATAAAGAATATAAAGATTATGCAAATTGCTCAAATTATGGAAAACCTAGAAGAAAATAGTAAGGTTGGTAAAAGAGTTAGAGGGGATAAGGTCGGTCTTATCCAAGAGGTTATTGACGCCCTACAGACGTTGTTAAATTGGGCAGTTTATGAGGATGAAAATAAAGCGGCGACTAGGGGAGACTTAGAAGCAGCGAGAGAGAGAATGAAACCAAAACCAACAGCTTCTAGTGGTAGCAGCGCTTCTTCTGGTGCTAATTGGAATGCTAGAGTTGGCGAAACGATTATCGGGAACTTGGGACGTGGTGAAGGTGGACGGTTTATCAGTGCTGCTAATATTACAGCTATGATGAATCAGTTAGAGAAAGAGAATATTTCACCGGATATGTTTACCGGTATGCAAGATTTGTTAGCGGGCAAGGAAGTTAGCGCAGCTATTTTAGAACAGTTGAAAGCAGCGGGTTTAGCGACTGAGGACGGGAAAGCATCTTCTAAGACTGTACAGATTATCACGGCAATGAAAACCGGTGATCCTGATAAACTAAAGGGTACACTGAAGGAAACCGGTAAAGCGCCTGGTAAAGGTAAGGTAAGCGGAAAAAAGCCAAAAGAAGCGCCGAAACCGACTAAAGATGAAGTTGCCGCAAAGAACATAGATGAAACCGGTGCTAAGTTGATTGAACAAAATAGAATGACACAGAATCAATTAAATGCATTAAAGATGTTTGCTAATGGAGAAACAGTTGACAATACTTTGATGAAAGAATTGATTGAAGCCGGTATTGTTTTGGTTAATGATGATGGGTACTTTGCTTTTACCGGAAGCGGTGAAAGGTTCTTTGGGGCATTAGAGAAAGCCGACTTGAGAAAGGCACTTGACGAATTAACCAAAGCTAGACAAGAATATTTGGACAGTCAAGAAGAAGAGTCAAAAAATTTTGAGGATGATAGCAATAATTTTTGCTTCGGCTTTAAGGTTCTTCAAAATGGTTATATTCTCAGTTTGACAACTAATGCTTATGAGGACAGGGAACGGGAAACCTTTACTCTAAAATCCATTGAGGATTATGTCAGTAGAAATTTAGAGAATGATGAAAAAGGAACTTATCAGTTTTGGCATATACCCGGTAGCGATTTTGCAGACATTCTGTGGCAAGGTGTAGCTGGTAAGTTTTTGGTAGAGATCGGGAAGTTTAGAGAAGACGAAATTGGACAGGGATTTAGAAGGTTCTTTACCGATAATCCAGAGGGACACAAGGAATTAGCGCCGGTTGGATGGGGTACTAGTCACGGTTTTGTCTATAAGAAATACGATAGAGAAGATGGGGTTTATGAGTGGTTTGATAAACAGGAAACTACCGTTCTGCCATTACAGGAAGCGGCAAATATTTATACGTTAGCTGAATTTATGTTGGGTGAGAAGGCTATGGAATTAAGTGAAAAGCAAATTGAGGCAGTTAATAAAATTGGCGCGGAGGTTGGTATGCCATCATTGTTAGAAAAGATTTTGGGGATGGGCAAGAAGAGAACTGAAGCCCTAGATGGGGCTGGCATTTCTTCTAAACAAGCGGTTATGAAAACAGAAGACGGGAAAGATTATCCGGCTAGTTGTTACGCTTATGTACCTGACCCTGAAGCAGTTGATACTTGGAAACTGAGAATGTGCGCAGTGGGTACTACTGAGATTACCAGAGAACAATTAGGTGCTGCTGCCGCCGCTTTTAGTCCGGGTGGTTTTAGGGGAAATAAGGTAGAGTTACCAAGTGAAGATGTGGATAAGGTTAAGGCAAAGTTGAGAAGCGAATATTCAAAGTTGGATGTAGCTAGAGAGGATATGCCAGAAAGTATTAAATCGTTGGAGGTTGAAGTGAAGGATGTAAAAGTAAAGTTTGCAGAAGCGTCAAAGGCTTGTGCTACTGATTTGCGAAAGAAAATGGACGATGTTTTGTCAGAAATGGAAAAAGAAGATTCTGATAAGGTCGCTATGGTCAGACAATTAGCAGAATTAGTTGCGCAGGTTACAGAAGAGGAACTGAGAGTACAGCTGGAAGAGTTGGTTAATTCGATGTTGGAAATGCTGAAACCGACAGAAGAAGCGTCAACAGAAGAAGAAGTTGCCACAGAAGAAGCGCCGGTTGCAGAAGAAGAAAAAGCTGAAGTAGATGTTGAAGCAATTGCTAAGGCGTTAAAGTTAGACGAACTTTCAATTCTGTTAGAAACTCAAACTAAGGCGATTGCGGAAAGCGCAGAGAAGATCAAGGCTTTTGAAACTGTGGTTAATGCTATCCAAGAATTAGTTGAGAAGGATAAGGCGCTGTATGAAAAGTTGGAAGCATTAGAAAGTGAAGTTAAGGGACTGAGAGAGAAATCAGTCGAATTAGCAAAAGAAGATGAGGTTAAGGTTGCCGAAAAACAGGCTAGATATACTCCGTTTTGGGCAAGTAATTTTCAAGCATCGAAGGCGGCTGAGACTGTGTTAAGCAGCGCAGAAAAGAAAAAGTTAAGCGCCCCTGAAGTTCCTAGTGTTATTCAATCTATGAGTAAGAAAGTTTTTGGAGGTAAGTAAAAATGAGTGAGTTAGAACAAGTACTTGCAAAGTACTTTGCAGAATCTTATGGTAAAAAGGCCCCAACGGGTACTCCTACCACAAATAATGTTCATGGGCCTGGTGGTATCTTTGGTGTTGCCGGTTTAGACCAACAGATTATTAGCGCTAGAGTTGCCCCGCGTGGTGTTGCGCAAATGTTGACTGTAAACCCAACGGTTTACACTGACCCAATGTACCCATACATTACCGGTATGGAATTTATTAACAGTACTCAACCGGTTGGTGTTTGTGATACTTGTGTAAGTGTAGAAACCGAAAGTTGTATTCAGACTGCGCCTTTAGGTAGAGTTTGTGTTGAATCTAAGGAACTGGAAGTTAATAGAACGTTCCAAAGAATTAACGCCGGCGAAATGGATTTGCAACTGGTTAATAGTATTCTTGGACAAGATGATAGCTTTGTACCGACTCCTTCACAAGGAGAACAGGCTATCAATATGGCCATCGCTTGGGCAATGGTTGAAATTGGCGTTGGGATGCAGAACCTTTTAACTCCGATGGTTTGGAATGGCAACCCTGGCAACAATACCGCCGGTGGCGGCTATAAAGAATTCATTGGACTTGATACTCTAATCGGCGTCAATAAAGTGGATGCAATTACCGGTACCCGTTGTAATGCACTCGATTCTGACGTTAAGGAATTTAACTATCAAACTATCGGTTCTACTGACGCGGCTGGTAATTTCAATATCGTTAGATATATGAATATGGTTTCTGTGTATGTGAAGCATAATGCAGAAAGACAAGGTTTAATGCCGGTTCAGTGGGCGTGGGTGCTAAGACCTGAGGCGTGGCAAGAACTCTTGGAAGTTTGGCCGGTTGCTTACTATACTAATAGACAGTTGACTTTACCGGCCGGTAATACTACATTCTTAGATGGTGTAAGAACCGCACAGCTTAGAGAAGAAATGAGAAACGGTATGTTTATTGATACCGCTGCCGGTAGATTCCCAGTTGTAACCGACGACGGTATCTTTGAACACGATTCTACTAATGATGCCAACGTTCCTGCCGGTTCTTTCGCTTCTACATTCTACTTTGTACCGCTATCATATCTCGGAAGCCGTCCAGCTACCTATCTCGAATATCTCGATTATCGTGGTGCTTTGCCAGAAATTCGATCATTGAATGAAACCGATTCATATTGGGTATCGGATAATGGTCGGTTTATGTGGACACAAGAACAATTTAAATGGTGTTTCACAGTATCAGGAAAAATTGAACCAAGAATTATACTTCGTACTCCACAACTTGCGGGCAAAATCGAACACGTACTTTACACGCCTCTTCAACACCTTAGAAGTTTTGACGAAGATTCAGACTACTTTTATAAGCAAGGTACTCCTTCTCGTGATTATCCAAGCTTATGGAATGACTATAACTACCCTCGCCAGTAGTCTATACATTCAATCAATAAAAATAGAGTGGAATTTGTTTCCACTCTATTTTTTGTTTCTGCAAATTGTATTTATGTAATACTTGGTTACTCCAAACATCTTACCCAAAACTTCTCTATGATAACCAAGTGTTTTTAATCTTCTTATTTCGTCTTTGTCTGATTCTGTCAGTTTTCTAATGTGGCATTTCTTGACATTTTCGCTTTGTGTAACATACTCAAGATTTGATAAGGTATTGTTTTGTCTGTTGCCATCTATGTGATTAACCACCAGATCGGATTTTCCAAAGAATGTTAATGCAATCAATCTATGGATATATTGCCTATCTCTATGTGCATTCTCGATTAGGTTTACTTTTACATATCCATTAGGCTGTATCTGTGGTTTAAGTGCGTTACCTGATTTTGTGCTCAGTATCCTTCCATAATCGCTGGCATAATAACAAGTATATCCTGGTATCAACTTCACGGTTTCACCTTCTAAAACTTCAAAATCAAATCTCTTTTCTGAATCTTTCTTGTCTGTTTTTAATATGTTGCGTATAGTTGTTTTTGATACACCCATCATTTTAGCTATTTTTCCATAGCCGTACCCATTATTATGTAATTCGATTACAGTGTTTTTATCAGGTGGCTGTTTAGCTTTAGTTAATCCACTGATATGATAGGCGCAATGGATAGCGTTTTCAGATTGTGTCACCGCTTCTAAATTAGAAAGACGGTTATTTTGCTTATCACCATCTATGTGATTTATATTATAACCGTCTTTCAAATCAAGAAAAGCCATAGCAACAACTCTATGAATGAGCATTACATTATGATTTATGCAAACTCTACCGTATCCATCTTGTTTGTTATAGTTAATGTTTAATGTATCGCGTTTGTAGGCGCTGTAAACTTCACCGTCGCTACTCACTACATACGCATTATCAAATCCCGGTATTGTTCTCCATTCAGTCATACCCAACATTATACCAGCAATTGGTAAATGTGCAAGTTATTGTTTATAACTAAACTCTTCAATCACTCTATCCTTGAATGGATAGAGAACTATATAAATCAATTTCGGTTTTGATTCAGGATAGCGATTATGAATTATCCTAAGTGCTTTCAGTGCTTTCTTTTTGGTTTCATAGTATTTCGTACTGTGACAAAATCCATCTATCGGTTTATGTATGATTTTGTCTTTATGCCAAGTATACCCATTATTCAATGTAATTTTAATTAGCTTATTACGCTTCCCCATCAAACCACCTCTTAATCGTTGCGATGGTCAAATCAACCTCATTGAAAAGCCGTTCTTGCTTTTCGTTGTCAAGGCAACTGAACTGAGTTCTAAAAACCTCTAAGCCGTCTTTCAGTCCCATTTCATCTATCATATCGGGAAACAGATCATTAGAGGTTCTCTTTGAGAGAATAGCATAACACCATTCTTTAACTCCCTCTAGTTCCTTGTTTTGCCATTCATTATACAGCCCGATCATACAGCGCTTCAGTTGATGATAATAGGCTGTAATCTTAGTACCATCTTCTAACCAACAGATACAATTCTGTTTACCCGTTGGGCGATACTCTTTATAATTCCAGGTTTTGTAATTCATTTTAGTTTACCTTTATTCCTGTAATTTCTTCAAACACCGTTGCATCAAACCATTCCCATTCTACAAATTCTTTCTTTAGTTCTTCTGGGATTGACCTCCACCAAATCTCACAAGCCGTTTTATAATCGCGCTTTAACAATACCCCTTCTTGACATTCGTACTTTTTGTACTCTTCTTTCTCTTCTTCTGTCATATCGTCAAATGACAGCCAGTATGTTAATGGAAATTCGTAATTGTACAACAAACAGCGAATGTTTTCATACTTGTCGTCATTAAAGAAGTCTTCAAACTCAATATCGGTTTGCTTGTTAAAAATGCGCATTTTTGGAGTATCGCTGCAAAACAATCCTGAATTCCAATTGCCTGAATTCCAATTGCCTGAATTCCTATCGCCTGAATTCCAATCGCCTGAATTCCAATCGCCTGAATTCCTATCGCCTGAATTCCAATCGCCTGAATTCCTATCGCCTGAATTAGCTAATCCGCTATTAGCTTTACCCAAATTTACCACTTCAAGAACTTCATTCCAAGTTAATTCTCGAACAATTTCAATATCATCTGTAACGCTCTTATCATCACTGTCAAAAACTTCACCACGTGCAACAACTTCACACACACGGTTTCTAATATCGAATGAATAATAATTAAAAACGTCTTTAGCCTTACGACAAAAATGAAAGCCAGATTCGCACAATTCAATCCTGCCATTATGCTTATAACGTTTTCCAACCTCATATTGAAAGTTGTTACGACACTGCAAATTTTCATCAAAACATTTGTATCCTGTAACCATTTCTATTCTCCTTTTCTCCAATACTCTATCGAATTTTTCTTTTCAAAACCTAATCCTAAAAGCGTGCTTTCAGCATCTTCTAAGGTAAACCACATCGTTTGATGTTCTAACATTTCACACGGCGCTTGCCCGTGTTTAATCACCGGTTGACGTTTGTTGTCAACATTATACGTTGTCTTTCCAACAAGATCGAAACCATTATACCGATTATGCTCCCAATGGAGCAGATCATACAACTTGACCTGTTCTTCCATATTTCTCCCCTGATTTACTAAACGTTTCATTAGTTGCCAACATTTCTTCCATATCTTCAAGATCAATATGGGATACACCGTGGTAATAATCTTCTTCTTTGGTAAACCCGTCCTCAATGATTGGGCAGTTTGGATTACGGCAAACTCCCCAAATTGAAGTATAGCGTTTGTCTTTTGTATCTTCAAACACCATAACAATTTCCCAATCATAACCGGCGCAACACAAGCCAGTATAAATATCGTCAACCTTAACCTCGCCAGTTGTTGTAATTTCACCATCTTCTTCTAAATGTACTTCAAGCATAACGCAAAATCTCCTTATCAGATTTAACAACATTTTACACCCATTGGGCTATCCTGTCAATACCCAATTTCATAAAATTGACAAATTAGTTATTTGTGCTATAATTCTTGAAATGGAAGTTACAAGAGAATACCTAATACAAAACAAGAATCACATCTTTGTTTTTGGAGACAACCAAAAACGTATTGGAACCGGTGGGGCAGCGAAACTTAGAGATTTACCCAACACCTACGGTTTCATAACTAAGAAATATCCCTGTAATCATAATTGGTGTTTTTATGCTTCCAGTGAATACATACCGGTTTATGCTTTTGAAATTGTCCGCTTGATTGCAGAGATTGAAAGCAATCCCGACAAAATCTATCTAATCTCAAAGATCGGTAGTGGACTAGCTAACAAATTCAGAATCTTTGAAAACGTTATTGAACCTAGCATCAAAGCAGATTTGTCCCAATATACTAACGTGGTGTTTTTATGGTAGATATATCAGTTCTCTTAGTAACGTTCGGTAGACCCAAAGAAATCAGAAAGACGGTTTACGAACTTCTAAAGCATCAAAATTACCCACTGGAAAATTTACACTTTCATCTTGCGGATAATGATACCGAAAGGCGTTTAGGTATCAAAGATTACACTTCAATGATACTTTCTGACTTTTCTTTTCTCAACTGGACATACTCAATTGAAACACGGCCAGGATGGGGATACAACGTTAATACGGTATTAAAACAGATAAACACGAATTATATCTTTTTAATTGAGGATGACTATGTTGCACATCGTCCAGTAGATTTGGTGTCTGGGGTAGAGTTAATGGAAGCACAAGCCAACATCGGTTTAATTCGTTATGATGGGATAGCAGCGCATAACGGCTTAATCCTTCACCTTAGAGAGGCAACAACACCCAATGGAAAGAAGATAGATTATTGTCTCATAGACAAGAGCAGTCAACATCTTAATGTATACTCTAATCGCCCTCACCTTAGACACAGACGGTTTACCGATTGCTATGGATATTATATAGAAGGGAAAGCATTAGGAGTAACAGAAGAAACGATGGCACATAATGTACTAGACAAGAAACAATGTCCAGATGTTGCCATCTTAGGAGACGGTATAGCGAATGCTTTTGAGCATATCGGCGCATCATTTCAGGGTAGCGAATTCGACAAAAGGAGCTAAAAAATGGATAAGAAAAATGATTTAATTTTAGAACTGAATAAATGTCTTGAAACAGCCGTTGGAATTAAGTTTAAGTTGAGAGAGTTAGTAGAAGATAATAGAGAATCTGCGTCTGGGATTGACCCGATTGCAAAACTAGATGTGGCAATGATTAGAACAGAAGATTTATATAAAACGTTAAAAGAAATTAACGAACTGTCAACAAGAATTATTTCATACTTTGGGGTAGAATAATCCTGTGGTTAGTACTCCTAACTATACCAAAGCGCAATTACTCAAACGAAGGTTGACAGTTGCCTTTCTGTTGTTGTTAAACTTACACCCGTTCAAAGCGGTATCTATGTTGTATACCGCTTTATGGTTTTATTTCAACGACGATAGAATCAAGAAAAGTCACGAAGTAGTTGTGTACGGAAACCATAAAAAATATACAACTGATGGAATTCTTATATTTGATGAAAAAGGAAAATCGGTAGAATAAAAATGAATAAAGAACAACTTGAAGGATATTTATTGGCCTGTTGTGATTCGATTGATAGACTCATAGAAACAGGAAAACTAAAAGAGGATGATCTGGCCGGTAAACTTGCAGAGAATTTGAGAGAGTATATCAGACTTAACCAGCCGGCAGGTTGGCAGTGGTGGCATTATCAAACCTATCCTATATATACAACAACATCAAGCTCAAAAATTTGTCAATACTGTGGAAAAACTATCGGTGAAAACGAATTACACTTTTGTAGCGGTTGCAACACATTATGAAAGCAGTTGTAACCGGAGGCGCGGGGTTTATCGGTTCACACTTGTGTGAACAACTTATAAATGAGGGACATTCGGTTAAATGTGTTGATAATCTCCTTAGTGGAAAAGTTGACAATATCATGCATCTAATTGACAACCCGCTGTTTGAATTTAGCTATGCTGATATTAGAGACAACCTTAATTTAGCTGGTGTTGACGTTATCTTTAACTTAGCAGCAAGTAAAAAGAACATCTGTTTAGACAACCCCAAAACAGACTTGGCTATAAACGGATGGGGAACTCTCAACTTATTACAACTTGCACAGAAGTATGGCGTTAGAAAGTTTATTCACGCCTCTACCGGTAGTGTATACGGAAACGTTACACCACAAACTGAAACTTCACAAACTATACCAGTTAGTTACTATGGAGTTAGTAAACTAGCCGGTGAAAGTTATGTCAAGATGTTTGGTGTTGATTACTCAATCCTAAGGTATTTTCACGTTTATGGAAGCCGACAAGATAGCACCGATAAACTAGGGGGAGTTATCGCTATTTTCATTAGAAGGATTTATCAAAACCTTCCCCTAATTGTGTATGGCGACGGCAATCAAACCCGTTGCTTTACCTACGTTAAAGATGTAGTTAAAGCAAATCTGGCAATGCTTAATAAAACAGAAAACAATCTATTTAATTGTGTGAGCAATCTACACATAACCTTAAATCAACTTATACAAATTCTTTTTGAAATTACCGGCAGAAAAGTACAAGTATTATATCGAGACTGGCAAATTGGCGATATAAAAGACTTTGCTCCAAGCAATGATAGAATCAAAGAGTTAATTGACTTCACTCCATTTGAAACAGGATTACAGGAAACCATAGATGAAAGTCGCCGTTTATACTGCTAATTTTGGAGAAAGTGAAGTATATACACCCGTAGCTATAGAGATGGGTGTAGATTACTTCTATTTTACAGATAGGCCAGTATCGTTAGAGCACTGGATTGTCAAAACGGTTGAAAGACGTTTTGACAATCCCAGATTGGAATCACGGTATTATTTTGATAACTCAACAACTGTACTCCCAGATTATGATATAACCATAATGCACGGCGCTAATGCGCAGTTGTTAATCAGTCCGCTGAGCCTTATAGATATGTTTATCAAATCAGACATAGCTGCATTTAACCATCCCCACAGAAATTGTATCTATAAGGAAGCCGAGGTTTGCAAAGGAGTTGGGAAAGATTCTGCCGATAAAATAGACAAACAAATCAAACGGTATAAAGCAGCGGCCTTTCCATCTAACTATGGACTACACGCCTGTGGTTTAATTATTAGAAAAAACACAGAATCAGTACAAAACTTTGAATCATTATGGTGGCAAGAAGTATTGAACGGTTCATACCGTGACCAGCTATCATTCGATTACATACGATGGAAAACTGGTATTTCAATTTCAGAAATACCGGGAAACATTTTTTCCAGTCCATACATTAGAATAAATTTACACAACAGGAAATGATTATGACAAGACCTTATTATTTAGATGTACCCGGTGCAGCATTAACCAAGAATGAACGGGAATTGATTGTAAAGCTATCTTCTGAATTTGAAGGAACTCCATTATTTTTTGGAATTGGGGTAATGTGGGGAGGTTCTTTTCACTGTATGAGAGCCGGTAATCCTAATGCTGAAATCTATGGATTAGATATAGATTACTACACTTACCGTATTCATAGAGAAGACTTGATTAAAGCCATATTCTTAAAGGGGAATAGCACAACTTACCAATTCGACAAACCGATAGATTTTTTATTTGTGGACGGCGCGCATGATTATAATACAGTAAAAGCTGATATAGCCAACTGGAAAGATCGGGTTAAAGTTGATGGCATTATTGCTTTTCACGATTTCAAACCAAAACAAGTTGACGTTGACCTTTTCCCATCTATTGTTGGTGTAAATAAAGCGGTTATGGAATCAGAACTAACACAAGTTGGAAAAAGATTTATACAAATAGAACAAGTAGATTCAATTATAGCATTTAGGAGAATAGAATAATGCCAACTGATGATGAAATTTATGGACGTTCTGCACTAAAAAACGGTGAACCCTGGATAACACCAGAGAGTCTTAAACATTTAAGAACAATTATAAAACCACATTGGAACGTGTTTGAATGGGGCAGCGGCGGAAGTACTGCGTTTTGGTCAAGAAACTGTAAATCAGTTATCAGTATTGAACACAATTCAGAGTGGATACAACGGACAACCGACATTGTGAATCGGTTAAACTGTCCGCATAACTATACAATCATTTATGTAAAAGGTGACGGAACAACCGATCATACTAAAGCCTTTAGGGAATACGCTAATGCGATTCTTGAATATCCCGATAATAGTTTTGACTTGGTATTTATAGACGGCGAGGCATCAAGCAGAGGGTGGTGTATAACCAATGCTTTGCCAAAACTAAAGAGCGGCGGTTGTCTGTTAGTTGACAACTCCAACTGGTTAAAAGAATCTCCATCGAATACAACCAATAGATTAGACTTCATTGAAAAAGGATTAAAATGGGTTGGTCAACCAGGAACTTTTGACTGGCATACATCCATCTTTACGAAAGAATAATTGTATAATGATAACTTGCGTTATAGTCAACTTCAAAACAAAAAATTTAACTGAAAAATGTATAGAAACCTTCAGAAAATTTTATAGTCATCCGATCATCCTTATTGACAATAATTCTGCTGACGATTCTACCGAATTTTGCAAAAACGCCTTTACAAAATATAATGACATTACACTGTTGTTAAACAACAAAAATATAGGACATGGGCCAGCTATGCATCAAGCAATTTTGCTTGCAACCACTCCGTATATTTTCACATTAGATAGCGACACAGAAACATTACAAGGAACGTTCTTAGAATCAATGTTGCTTGAATTCGACAAACAAGAAAATTTGTATGCAATCGGTTGGCGGCGTTATGTAAATTGTGATGGTGTATCTGGCGACGAAAAGCAAAACAAAAATCTAACCCCTTACATCCATCCGTATGCAATGCTAATTGACCGCGCAAAATACCTAACTTTACCAAAATTTGAAGATCACGGCGCACCTTGTCGAAGCAATATGTATGCAGCTTTTAAAGCAAATTATACATTAAGTGATTTTAATTTGAAGCCGTACATAAAACATTGCATAGCAGGAACGCGCAGAATGTACAATGGTTATTGGCATCCTAAAGAAACCGATAAACCGTCAGAATGGAAAGAAAAGGCGACTTATCCAATTTAGAGAGCTTCCTACTGCATTTTTCGATTGTTTTTGAAAAGTGGGTAATAACACTTAAAAACAACACGAAAACACTATACATTTTCCTAAAATTCCCCACAAAAACTCTATAAAGTGGGGAATTTTTCTTTGTGCAAAATAACTTTCATCAAACTGCGCCATCTGTTTATCTTAGTGCAAATGGGGAATATACCCTAGAGTTGCCCATAATTTATAGGTCAAAGTGGTGATTGCAAGGCGCATAATCGGTATAAAGTGGGGAATTTGTCCACAATTTAATATTGCAACGATAGCAATTTACACAATGAGTATTACGCAGTCAAAAACAGCCAATGTTAAAGAGCATTTAGGCGTGAAATATACATAACACAAATACACCCGTGTATTTATACCTTGAAATCGCCCTGAATTGACACAAATAGAATGTGTGGTATAATTGCAGCATTTAGAAAAGGAGTTATATAAATTATGTTGAGAGTATGCACACGATGTAATCAAGAAAATGACCATGATGGAAGTTATTGCCAATTTTGTGGCAACAGTATACTACTATCTGCAATTGATAATGACGATAGCATTATTTATTGGGTACAAACTCCATACGAACTTGGAGAATTTTTGGATGTTTATAAAGACAAAACAAAGTTGAGTTATCAACAATTATATGTGTTGTACAACAACCTTCGCGGAATTAAAATTAGAGCAACAATTATCGGTAATAACTCATTAAAATTTGAGATTGTAGATAATGAATAACGCCATTTCGTTAGATGACATTAAAAGTAATAACGTGAATTATTGTCTGTACTGTGGACGGTTCATCTATCCGAGTATTGATTCAGGATGGGAAGGATTTACCGCCGATGGTGTAACTACACAGAAGATTTGTGTGTTTTGTAATCTTGAAAGAAATCACGAAATAATTGAGAAGGCACAATGAACGAAAAACAAGAAACAGTAAACCACCCATCCCATTACAATCAAGTTCCGGGGATAGAGTGTATTGACGTTGTAAAGCACTTTGACTTCATTATAGGAAGCTGCATAAAATATTTATGGCGTGCTGGACACAAATTCAACACAACAAAACTTGAAGATTTGAAAAAAGCCAAGTGGTATATTGAATATGCTATCGCGCAAGAAGAAAAGCAATGAATGATGTATGGCTTGTCGCTTTTGAACTTGGTGTAATTGTGTACAGTTTAGCGCTAATGCGCTCTGTATTGAAAGACATAAACCAAACATTAAAACAGATACGGAACAAAATGCAATGAAAAGAAGAATCGGTAAGTACATAATCAATACTGACCTGATAACGCATATTTATAAAGAAGATGAAAGTATACATTATAGTACAAACTCATCGCAAACCACTTGGGTTACTACAAGAGACTTAAACGAACCAGAAACAATATTCATTTGCTTTGGAGAGTGCTTTTTGAGATTTTACAAAGGATATGATGACGGATACAACGAAGCCTTAGCCTTATACAACGAGTTTGACAATGAAACAAAATTATAGACTTTTCAACAGTTGTTTAACCTGCAAGTACTGTTTTCAAGAATTGGAATTTGTCTGTACATTTTATGAAAAGATGCCTTGCGAAAAAGTACCCAACATTCTTACAGACATAGCAATCATTGAAAAATATTTGATGTGGGAAAACTCAAACAAAGTACAGTGCAATGGAATTTGTGATAACTATGAACATAGAAATTAAAGCTAATAAGATAATTTTTGATAACGATATTGAAATGAGTTATGATACACTATTAAACTCTATCCGGTATACATCCAATTGGCTTGCAACCCTCATAGAAGCTAAACAAGCATTTGATAAGACGGGAGTAACAGAACAACAGGTAGAGTTTATAGAATGCGCTTGTTCTAAAGATCGTGGGTGTATCAACAACGTTCTAAGGATGTTGGGACAATTATGAAAGATATGTATTCAAACAAATTAACTAGGTTTATTGGACACACATTCTATATGCTTGGAGCTTATTCAGGCGATTATAACGAAACACCTTCTCAGGTTTTTGATAATATAAAGAAATACGGCATATTTTCACCGATTAGAAGTTATTATTATAATAGTGGCATACACTATTGGCTTAATGGTGAAGATTCTTTTATGAATGTCATCAAAAGGATTTTCTCAACAAAATGAAACTTTTAATGCTTCCAAAATTATCAGACGTTGGAACTAATAACGGTATAGGCCAGGTCATTCTCAATTATTGGAACTGGCTTCCAAAAGTCGGCATTGAACTAACCGATAATCCAGACGACAGTTATGATATATCCTCTAGCCATTTAGGCAAAATCGCTAATGCTGATTTGTGCTTTCTTCACGGTTTTTGGTTTGGTAAAGTTAGTAACCTAATGTCAGAACAAAATGCGCTCATTATAGAATCAATTCGCAATGCTAAGGCGGTTATAGTACCTAGTGAGTATGTTGCCGAAACAGTGCGGAGAGATTTTAGAATCAATCCTTATATCATCGGTCACGGGGTCAATATGTCAGAGTGGAAAGGCGCAAAACCGAAAGGCTATGTGCTATGGAATAAAAACCGCCCGTCCGATGTATGCAACCCTGAACCGGTTTATGAGTTGGCAAAACGCCATCCTAAAGTTAAATTCGTTACCACCTTCTATCCGATGGACAGAACACCTATTCCTGATAATGTACAGATAGTTGGAAAGGTATCCTTCGATCAAATGAAACAGCTTATCAAAGGCGCTTCTATCTATCTCTCAACCGCTAAGGAAACCTTCAATATCAGCGCCTTAGAGAACTTAGCCTGTGGCACTCCGATTCTAGGATGGAATTGGGGAGGGACAGCCGATATAGTATGGAATAAAAAAGACGGTTATCTAGTTAATGTTGGCGACTATGACGCACTTTCAGACGGTTTAGAATGGTTACTAGAGAATAGACAACAACTAACAGCGGCTTGCAAAAACAAAGCAATGATGTATAATTGGCTTGACGTTGCAAAGAAAATTAGAGAGGTGTGTTATAATGTCTATTAACGTAAAAGAAGCCCGCGAACTAGTCGCAAGATGTATTGAAACTTTAGATGATAACAAAACGGTAGAGGATGGGGATGTTGATACCCTCTGCGCCATTATCAATCAAATGTGTGAACACATTGAAAATACTAAAGAGCATAAATTGCTTACAACAGAAGAACAAACCATTATCGAAATGTTAACCGATGTGTGGAACTTATTTTTAGAACTTCCAGAGTTACACAGAAGTGATACAGTAGAATTTATGCAAGGTATTCACCTTTTACAGAACATCATTCTGGCTAGGATTCATTTAAGATATGGCAAAAGTTGACATAATTATAACCTGCTATAATAAGGAAGCGACTATCGCTAGAGCGATAGAATCAGTCAAACGGCAAACGTTGACAGACTTCTTTTGTATCGTTGTGGATGATGGTAGCACTGATAATTCTTGGTCAGTTATCAACAAAGAGATAAATAAAGACAAGAGGTTTATTGCCATCCAACTAAAAAACTGTGGTGTTGCTAATGCTAGAAACGTTGGAATTGGTTACGGCAATTCACCGTATATTACCTGTTTAGATGGGGATGATGGCCTTATTGACAGATTTTTACAAACCTGTTACGACGCAATTAAAACCGATAGAAGTTTAGGAGTTGTCTATACAGAAGTATTACTAAACCATCCCGATGATAACTTTACCATAGCCGATTGGACAAAACCAGATCATAATGCACAGTTTGAAGGAAAAAATCAAGTTCCCTGTTGCAATATGTTCAGACGTGACTTGTTTGATAGAGTGGGCGGGTATCGGCAACGTTACAGTCCAAAAGGAGCAGGTGCAGAAGATGCAGAATTATGGTTACGATTTTTCAAACTAGGATACAAAGCGAAAAAGGTAACAGAAGAACCGTTATTTATCTACAACGCTTTCGGCGGTTTAACTCAGGATGGAAACTATACCGAGGTCAACTGGATTAACTGGCATACTACAAAACCATCCCCATCATTACAAAATCCTGAAAACGGTATTGTTCACATCGTCAATGAATACGACAGACCTGAAATCAGCGTTATCATACCGGTTATAGAAAAACACTTACACTATCTACAAGATGCCTTAGATTCATTAGAAGCGCAAACCTTTACCAACTGGGAATGTATTGTAGTTTTCGACATTGAAGATTCTATCATCAAAACCATCAAAGAACTTGAATACTATGAGAAAGCCTATCCCTATGTAAAATTTTTGTACACATCTGGGGGATTAGGTGCAGGTTGTGCAAGAAATGCTGGTGTTGAATATTCAATAGGTGAGTACCTAGTATTTTTAGATGCAGATGATTATTTACAACCTAGATTTTTAGGATTATGTCTGTCTGCTCTCAAACACTTCAATGCAGATTGGGTATATACCGATTTGTATTCTCAGACAATACACAGCAGAGAACAATTCGAGAAAGAGAAAAACAACGAATCTAAAATCATTAGAGAACGTAAAGAATGGGTAGAGTTTATCCAACCGTATCACAATGAGGAATGGAGTGTAGAAAAGTTACACCATAGTGGAATTGCGGCGGTTACAGCGCTTTATAAAAAATCAGACTTTGAACTGGTAGAAGGATTCGATCAAGAGAACAACCGAGAAGATTGGGACTTCCATATGAGATTGGCTAAAGCTGGCAAATGTGGCTTGAGGTTGCCCTTACCACTTTTAACATATCGCCTTAATACTGGAATTCGCAGGGAGTATGTTGGAACCGCTAGAGATTCAGAAGAAAGCAAACAATTAAAGCAAAAGGATGTTGATAGAATTCACACACAATATGATTTAGGAGAATTGAAAATGGCTTGCAGTACTTGTAAACAAAAGAAAATTGACATTCAGAAACAAACCAATAACGCCCCAGAACTATATACCCTAGAGTATACCGGCAAAATTACCGGGGGGGTAGTTACCGGTCCGGTAACTCGCAAACAATATCCACTAAACAACTATAAAGGAAAAGTGATAGTATATAAGGTAGCTCCGCAAGACGCCCAAGCATTAGTCGGTAGGGGTTTGTTCGTACCATTGAACACAGAAAACAAACAAGCTCCGGAGTCGGTTATTGTTGCTCCTACACCTGCTAAAGTGGAAGTGGTTAAACTATCGCATACCGATAGATTAAAAGCTTCTATGGAATTTGCAGAGAAGGCGAAAAAAGAAGCACAACTACAAATGGAAGCCGAGTTAGCCGCTTGGGAAATTGCAAGTGACGAAGCCTTAGAAAAAACCGAAAAAGAACTAGACACAACCGTAACTTGGATAGACAATCCTGGAAGTTTTTCACTCGCCACATTAAAATCTTATGTCAATACTGAGAAGCCAAGTCAAGAGCGATTACAACTAGCCTACGACAATGAGGCGATGGGCAAAGCGCGTAAAAGTGTTTTAAATTTTTTGAAGGGGAAAGACACATACTAAAAAATTATACTGGCAGATTATCTTATCTGCCAGTATTTGTTTGTTCTATATCAATAGAACATAACGTTACGGTTTTCTAAAAACTATTGACAACCGTATAAACATCGAGTATACTGGTATCATCTTACACAGACAAAGGAGAAGCAAAAATGAAGCGCACATACTCGGTAGAAGAACTAAAATCAGTCAACAATTCAATGATGAATTATACAGTTAGCTTCAAGTATTTTGGTACAACCGGGCAAATAAAAGTACACGTTGGATTAGTTGGAAACCACTTTGAAATTATCAATAACCTAGTTAAAAAACAATACGGCGACAAAGCCGAGGTAATCGGCGCAAAAGTTACCGGAAAGGCTTGGTAAACATTAAAAACACCATCTAGGTTAGGTGGTGTTTTTTGTTGTGTTGCAATTCAATAAAATATGTGGTATAATGAAGAAAAACCATAGGATATTATAATGACATTTTCAAGTGAGTTTTGTCCAACGTTTTTATCGTTAGGTAGATATGCAAATCTGATCGGTCTTGACCCGTTACGGTTTTTTGGTGGTGTAACATCATTACGCGGAGTAAATCAATGCTCTGATCTTTGGAGTCAGTTCTCTTGGCAGGATAGCGGAAAAGTATCGCGTGAAGAACTGCGACAAGCTATCAAACAAGCCGAGGATGATATAACGGCAACTGTCGGATACTTCCCTGCTCCTTACTGGCATACCGAAGTTGTATCCTATCCACAATTCTATCAAAAAGAATATAGGGGAGTTAGCGGCTTTCAATCAAATACATTCAATCATAAAACAGGTGTTACCAGTAAAAAGTATGTTATCAGTGGTGGTGTTAGGGCAACAACTGCAATTGACCCTAGAGAGATTACAAGGGGAACTGATATAGACACAACCGGAGACGGATTTACCGATACAGCTGTATTTACTGTAACCAACCTGACCTTTACCGACATTTGTGAGTTAAAAGCCTATTTCAAGGTTTATGATGATATTGACGCCGATAATTGCAGAACTGACCCGGCCAGTGAAGGGGTAGATGATTATTGGGAGATAACACCCATTCGGGCAAAGTTAAGTGGTACTACGGCCACAGTTTACATACCGGTTTACCTGCTATTCAAACCACAATTACAGCGCCGTATCAACGCCGGTGAAATAGATGCAGACGATTTTGCAAATAGCTATGTTGACACAGTAGAATTTTATAGGGTGTATAATGACCCAACTTCACAAGTATCATTCCTGTGGACAACTGAAAGCAGTTGTGAGGATTACAGTTGCGCGTGGGCAGTTCAATCAGGATGTATGAGAGTTTGGGACAGTCGCCGGGGTATCGTTTCAGTATCGCCGGGAACTTATGACAGTACCACAGGATTCTTTACCGGTAGCTGTTTTACACAGAATAGAGAACCTGACAAAATGATGCTGTATTATTATTCAGGCATGCGCAGTGAAAACAACCGTAACTGTGACGAGCTAAACAACAACTTAGCCAGAATCATAGCGATGTTGGCTAGTGCCAGACTGAATAAACCGGTTTGCACTTGCGAAAGTCCAGCACGTCTTATAGAGCGCTGGCAAGAAGAAGTAACGATGTCAAACGCTTCCAGATCATACAACCTAAGTGTAGCTGATTTAGAATGTCCATTCGGCACTAAATATGGGGAGCTATTGGCATACAAAGCTCTAAAGAACTTTGGAACTAAAGTCGGAAAGAACATTAGAGCATAACAAAAAACAGGATAACTAAAAGTTATCCTGTTTTTATTTTAGATTTATAGTTACAGTGGATAGATTTCACCGGGGCAGCTTACCAACTCATATTCACCGCTTTCCAATTCTTCTTCAGTCAACAAACCGTCTTCAAACGCTCTGTCAACACAACATTCACAAACAGACGGCATTAGAACGTTAGTCGCTCCGTATGGTACACTATCATAAACTGTCCCCTCTCCGTTACACGCCTTGCAACCCTCATAAGCATAAATTTTCTTTGTCATTGCCGTTTATCCTTTACCGATTAGAATACTGCTTTAACTTCACTCATTACATAATCAGTTCCAACAACATCTAAAATCGCTCTGTAAATGTCGCTTTTGAACTCGCCATTAAAGAAAAACGATTCTCCGGTTAGCAATACCTTAAGAGTCTCTAACGTTCTTTCCTGCTCCATAATCTGATTTTTATGAAATTTAACGTCGCCAGCATAGCAGTACAGAACGTTTTTCTTATTAAAGTCAATGTTTGTTTGAAGAACTTCTACATAATTGCACTTTAACGTTTCTCCAAGAAACCGACTTTGCCTAACAGCTCTGACGTATGCTTCGATTATGTTGCCGATATATTTTTTGTAGATTCTTTTCTGTTTCATTGCCGTCTCCTTTATCTCTAAACTGACCTTATTCTATCACAGCTTTTCACGTTGTCAATAGTTTTTCAAAAACTGTAACGCAACTAATACCATAGAACACAGTGTTACAGTTTTATATCTTTACGATATTGAGTATTGACACGGCGCTAAGTGGATATATAATGAAATCAGTTCACACAAAGGAGATGGGGAAATGACAGTACAACAAGAAGAAATCTTAGAAAGCATCAAAAAACAACTTAGAGCAGGAGAGATTACCACAGAAGAGGCCAACGTTCAAATAGTGAGATTAGAACGTATCAGAATTGTAACAAAACTTTCCAAAGAAATTAGAACATACCTAAACAATGCAGTTAAAGCCGGTAGATTAGGACACCTTAAAAAAGACAGCGCGCTTTCAGAAATTTACTATCATCCTAATTTCAAATACCTGGCGCTTGAAGCACGAGAAAAAGAATTATATAGACTGCGAGACGCTCTTAAGAAAACTTGTGCAGCATAACACAAAAGAGGACACTAAATCTAGTGTCCTCTTTTCATTGGGTGTACCTTTAGTGTATGATCGCTTTCAAAAGGTACATCTACCTATAGTGTTTTATACCATATCAAAACACTATATATAGTGTTTTGGTGTATGAAATGTATGAAATGTACCTTTTTTAACCATGAGTTTTTCACTTTTTTTATAAAAAACAGTAGAAAGTTTATAGAAATGGGTACATTATGGTACATTCCTACATCTTTTCTATATTTTGCCTATTGACAGAAAACGTATTTTCGACTATAATACTAATATCTGAGAGCGACAAAGGAGCCGATAAATGAACATCTATGAAATGACCATCCAAAAATTCAGCGAATTCACCGGTAGTAAACTGACCATATGGGAGAGTGAGAAGTCGAAAGTTTGGATGGAATCAGACAAGAACTTTGATGTTTATGTATACGTTCTAAAAAACGGTAAAGTATCTGCACGCCGTTGGATGATCGGCTCGTTGGTATATAGTAATGGAGTTATGCGCTACCAGTTGAATTCTGAGTACAAACTCAAAACCGATTATGCGGCTTGGGTAAAGCAAGTATCGGCTTGACACCACTGGATATAGTGGTATAATTCACCTTATAATCATTATAAAAACAATCAATTCAGCATTCAGCCAAAAGCCGATGGTGAATTATTGTTTAGTACGGCAAAGGATGACATATAGTGAAAACTGGTTATTTATGTCTAAACGGTTATGCTGGCCGTTCTGAAACGAAAGTTGAAATAATCGGTGAAACTAAAGATCGGTATAGAATAAGGGCAATAACAAAAACCAGACTAGCCGGTGAAAACCGATGGTTAAATCCCGGTGAAATTGAACTAGTTCCAAAATACGCAATGATAAGGATTGAAAGCAATGAAACAACAGTACAAATGGGAACGGCGCGAAAAGAAGTATAAGCGCAAGAAAAAGATGATCGTTGACGGTAAATCGGTTTTTGTCATAGAGAAAGCAGTTAATGAGCGCGGCAAGTGTAAAGAAAAAGTACATGAAGGCATATAAAGTTAGACTTGAATTAAACAACAAGCAAAAGACGTGGTGCAATCGCTGCGCAGGCGCTTCTAGGTTTGTTTATAATTGGGGATTGTCTGAATGGAAAAGACAATATGATGCATACAAAGAAGATAATACACTGAAAAGACCGTCTCGGTATGGTTTATGTGTACAGTTTAATTCAGAAAAAGATGTTGTGTGTAAATGGATTAGAGAATATCCGTATGCTATAACTGAGGCGGCTTTTGAATGTTTAGGGAAAGCCTTTGATAACTTCTTTACACGTATCAAAAAAGGAGATTCTAAACTTGGCTATCCTAAATTTAAGAATCGCTATTCAAGAAAAACATTTAGACTGAGGGGAGTTAAAGTGGAATCGGATCGTGTATTCCTTCCTAAGTTGGGATGGATAAGACTGTCACAGACTGATTATATACCGGTTGGCGCAAGCTATGGAATTTATGCAACGATTAGCGAACGTGCCGGACACTGGTATATTTCGGTTTTGGTGAAAGATGAAACTGAAGTAAAGGCCGATTTGAATAATACCGTAATTGGAATTGACTTTGGTATAGAATCTCTTGCGGTTTTGTCTAACGGGAAGGTATTTGACAATCCCAAACCACTAAGAGAAGCACAGTCAAAATTAAAACGATTACAAAGAGAACTATCAAGAAGAAATAAAGGTGGTAGTAATTATGCAAAAACAAAAGCACGTTTAGCTAAAGCAAATTTTACGGTTGCAAAAATTAGAGAGCACACTTTACACCAAATCAGTAGTTATATAACCAATATTTGTAAACCATCGGTTATAGTTTTAGAGGACTTGAATGTGTCCGGTATGCTTAAGAATCATTGTCTTGCTCAATCTGTATCGGATGTTGGATTTTACGAATTGCGACGACAGATTGAGTATAAAGCAATTGCACTTGGTATAAAAGTTGTTTTTGTTGATAGATGGTTCCCATCCTCAAAGACTTGTTCTAATTGTGGATGCATAAAAGACGATCTTACATTAGGTGATAGAACATTTGTTTGTAACGATTGTGGACTTGAAATTGATAGAGACTTAAATGCAGCTATTAACTTGCGTAATATGGTAAGTGTGGTAGAATAATAAAAGTGAAGGGCGAATCGCGCCCGGATTGCTTAGGGAGTTAGGTGGTAGTAATAGCCTACTGTGAACTAAGAAGTTGGTATCGAATTTTGAATAAATCCAACGCGCACATTAAATTGTGGTATCTCCAAGTGGAGTATAGTTATGCGTACTTAAGGGTTTACTCCACACACGTGGGGGTATATGGGATAAATATACTTGAACCATTTGTCTATTGTCGTTTACTCCACACACGTGGGGGTATATGGAATACCGCGATTATTGCTATTCTGAAAGCGAAACAACAGATAATGTTTATGCTTGGGCATACTTACCCGAACCGGCTGAGGTTAAATAATGGAATCAACAGACACCAACATTAAAACGGTAGATAATCATATTTATATGTACTGTGACATTACACCCAAATCAGCCCTAGAGTTGATTGAAGAATTGCAAAAGCTGAACCGAAAGCTGTTAGTTGACAATGTGGTGAATTTTGGGACTATGCCAATTGTATTGCATATCAATTCAGATGGTGGGGATATGGCATCATCTTTTGCAATTGCCGATATGATCAAAAACCTAGAAACAGCGGTATACTCTATTATTGAAGGGGTTGCTGCTAGTGGGGCAACAATCATTAGTAGCGGTTGTGATAAACGCTATATTACCGAAAATTCCCTGATGCTGTTACACCCCATGTTTTCAGTATACTGTGGAAATTACGAGGAACTAAAAGATCAATCGTTTGGTAATGATCTGGCTATGAAACAATACGTTCGATTCTATGTTAAACACAGTAAGCTAACTAAGAAGGAAGTTAAACGGCTGTTAAAGCGTCAATCCTGGTTAAGTCCAGAAATGGCATTAGAATATGGATTAGTTGACGAGGTGATCTAATGTATTGGGTAAAGTACATACGGTATAGCACTGTATTTTCAGCTTATTTTACAACTACTGGCGATATGTATGAATTCTTATGTATACTCGATGATAATCACAGTGTAAAAAAGTTTAAGTTTGGAGAAGATGGAGAAACGCTAAACGAAAGCTGTTTTGGATGGGAAAAGTTTTCTAAATCTTCAATGAGACTATATGAGAATATGTATGAACAATAACTTCAAACAAGAAATTTTAGTATGCAGTTGTAATGGATTAGAACACATCATTCGATTCAGTAATTATTTTGAATGTGGCGATCCTGAAGAGGTTGTAGTTGATTTTCATTTAGCCAAGAAGCCGTTCTTGCAGAGAGTTGTCTATGCTGTAAAATACGTCTTTGGTTATCAATCAAAATATGGCGCTTTTGATGAAATTCTATTGGATGTTGAAAGCGTAAGTAGATTACAAGAGTTTTTGACTGAATTTCAAAAGGAGAAAAAAGATGAGTGCCAAAAAGGTTATCAGTAAAGTATTGACTTCTGTTTTTGGAAAATGTAAGACGTATACGGTTAGATGGTCAAACGGTCAAAAGACGTATGATACCTATACCGAAAGAGACGGTAGAGAAATTCCGTTGTTTATGGGGATGTCTAATCCTCCTAAAGAACCGAGGGTATAAGATGGACAAAGAAGCGGCATTTGAGACAATGAAACTGGTGTTAGACAAAGTTGGTATAACACAGGAAAGCAATGAGGAACTATACAACTTTGTTAAAGAAATGTTTTGCGCTGGTTTCTATTATGGATATAATGATGCGGTTAAACTTCTCAATCAATTTACTATCAATCAACAAGACGCATTAGACTTGGAGTTTGGATTGAATCAATCGAATTACACACAAAAATAATGCATCACAGATGTTTCCATCGTTGGATGCATTGATTTTTGAATCTATAATAATTATGAGCAGTATTATAACACATCATAGGAGAAAAGTCAAATGACACATTATGTATTGCTTAAACACGGTTGGGAAGTTGTATTTGAAACCGAGAAAATGACGGTTTATGAACTTGGCAATGTTCAATACATTAAGTGGACAAATGGAAGGGATTTGGTGGTGAAAAAATGACTAAGCCTAATAATTATATGGATAGAGTTCCTTATCGGTTTCACAATAAGTCGGATAATCCATTCATTTTTGTGATTACAAACAAGTGGTTTATCATCTTTATGATGTTGTTTGTAATGGCATTGTTTATGTTCGGAGATAAGATTTTTTGATCTTAGACAAGGGCTTTTTTAGACTGGCAAGGAACGCCAGTTTCAATAGTAACCATCGGTATAAAGTTGGATGTGTAATCGTTGTTCATGGCCGTCCGGTTAGCGTTGGATGGAATGTGATTAAAACACATCCGACTTATACCAATGAAGAACATCCGAGTATTCATGCTGAGGTTAAAGCGGTGATTAACTCAAGATGTGATATAACCGGAGGTATTGCTTATGTGTATAGAGAGACTAGGAACGGTGTACCTGCTATCGCTAGACCTTGCGACTTTTGTAGAGAGGTTCTAATCGAAGCTGGTATAAAAACCGTGTATTACTCTACCGGGTATTATCCATATTGGATGAAGGAGAAGTTAAGGTGAACTTTGAAGTTATCGTAAAAGAGAAGAAGTCAGAACCAAAACCAAATGACATTGGGCCATTCGAGGTATTTGTATTTGTTGTGTTTATCGTTGTGGTGGCTATGATTTGTAGATAGAACTTAATATACAACGAATCGAAGCGCACTCTAAAAAAGTGCGCTTTTTTGGTTGTGTGTCAAATTTGACTTTACATCTTTTTGTGTTATAATAAAGAATATAAAGGTTATATAAATATGAGTATTGTCGAATTGGTTTTGTTGGGCTTTGCAACGTGGCGGCTTACTTCTTTACTGTATAGAGAAGAAGGGCCGTTTGGGATATTTGTGAAATTAAGGGAAAAGTTGGGTATACAGCATATTGATGGGAAGCCGTGTATATATCCAGATCGGTTTTGGTGTAAGTTGTTTAGTTGCGTGTGGTGTCTATCGGTTTGGGTAAGTGCTACATTTGTCGTATGGTATATTTTTTTGCCATCGGTTGCAATTATTTTTGCACTATGGTTAAGTTTAAGCACAATTACAATAGGATTAGATAAATGGCTTGTTGTGGACAGAGAATAACTAAGAAAAAGAAAGTGATTGTACCAAAACCAGAAGCGGTAGAAGATGGGTACAATGAGGGCGATTATGGTTTTGTGAAGGTTTCATACAATGGCGACTTAACCATTAAGGTAAATGGATGTAAGACGGGGAATCGGTATCTATTCGGTAAGGGGTCGGTAAGATCAGTTGATTATGGGGATGCTCAGTGTTTGTTCGATCTAATGCCGGGCGCTTTCCAAGAAGTTGTAGAAGTTGTAAAAAAAGCGGCAAAGAAAGCTATACCAGTTGTTGAGAGTTTAGAAGATGGCATTAAAACCGATAATTCCGAGAGTGAATATATCCCAAGCTGACTTTAATAAGCGCATTGAAGCGCAAATGAAGAAGTTTGTTGATTTGGTGCATAGCGACTTTCAGTTGACGGTTAGGACTTGGAAGAATTCTGGCAGGTTGTTTTCAAAGACGGTAAAAGCTGGTGTGAAAATTACTAGGGGAGAAGTTTTAACTGGAAGCAAAAAGTACTCTTATGTAAACGATGGAACTAAAGCTCATTATATTGCGCCGGTTAGATCAAGGTTTTTGAGGTTCAAAAGTGGGTACACGCCCAAAACACAACCTGGAAATATTATGTCTAGGAACGGCGGTTCGTCTGGGAATTATGTGTACTCAAAAGGGCACTGGGTTAAGGGTATTCAGGCAAGGCGTTTCGATAAAGAGATTAAGAATCTAAGAGAAAAAGACTTTTTAACGATTATGGAAAAAGCGCTTTTTGTTGAAGAGAAATAAGCGGAGGTTTAAGGTATGAGTGCAAATGAAGTTCATTTTACCGGGGGACAAGGGGCGGTTTGGTTACAGCCCGATGGGCCGGGGACTGATATGGTGTTTTTAGGGTGTCACGAGGTGGCTTCGGTTGAAGAGCCGTTAGGGGATTATAATCCGTTCTTCTGTCCTGACCCGTCACAACCTAAAAATTGGATAGCAACCGGAGAAGTTTATAATCCGCCTGAAGCGGTTACAACTTCGATTGTAGAAGATATTTTAGGTACACTGGCATATTTGGAAAAACAATTATGTCCATTCGCGCTTTATATTAATATGGTGTGTGGCGGACGTAAAGATGTTTTTACAAACTATGAGAGAACATTTGTTTTGGATGTAAGAAGGATTACGTCAAGAACTTATGACAATGTGGCGATGCGTGACACCGATGATCGTGGTACGATTACACACGAAATTAGCGCTGCTCCTCCACTAATTAAAGTGGTTAAAGTTGCCGGTTTTGATCAAACTTTGCCGGATTCGGCTTTTACGCCAGCATAAGGGGATTATAAATTATGGCTACTACACAAGTTGCAGTGAATGATATTTGGGTTTGTAAAGATCAAAGATGCGCCGGGCAATGTGACGATAAGGTTGGACTTTGTCAGTATTTAATTTATGGATGCGACGCCCCAGATCCTACTTTTACCGCAGATTTAGCACATACAGCCGATGGCGGCGCTACTTGGACAAATTCTGTTGACTATCCGTTTGCAAACGGTGAAAACATAATGAGCGTTGGTTGTTTCGCGCTTGACAACACCGTTACCAGATGGCTTGCCGTAAGAGGCGCAGAGGTGGCACCGGCTAATCCTTTGGAGATTGCTTATAGTGACGATGGCGGCGCAAGTTGGACAAATGTAGATGTAGAAGCAGCTGGCACAAGATATGCAACCGATTCTGGAGCGTTGTTTGTACTAAATTCTAAAAATATTTGGTTAGCGTCTAGCGGCGGTTATATTTTCTTTAGTTCAGATGGCGGTATTACCTGGACACAGCAAGAAGACGGAACGGTTACAGCGGGCAACTATAACGCAATTATGTTTGCAAATGAAAATGATGGTTTTGCGGTTGCGGATACCGGTATTGTAGTAAGAACGGTTGACGGGGGCTTGTCTTGGACTGCCGTGACTGCAATAACCGCAGTTCCAAATGTTTTATGTGTTTACGTTTTCAATAAGGATGAAGCATTAGTTGGAACGGCAACCGGCGAAATTTGGCGAACTTGGGACGGGGGTACAACTTGGACTCAAGTTTATACCAGTGCAGATTCTATCAATGATATAGATTTTGCAAATAAGTATGTCGGTTTCGCGATTGCAGACGATACTGTTCTTAGAACTAGAAACGGCGGAGAGGACTGGGAAACCGTATCTGGCACAACGGTTACTACCGAACTAAATGCCGTTGTAGCTTGTGACGAAAACACGGCTTACGCCGTTGGTGAAGATGCCGTTGGGGTTGGCATTGTTATAAAAATTTCATAGATAGCGTGTCTGTACAAGGTCAGTTGATTTTAGTTTACTCCTTTACAGAATCAACTGACCTTGTTTACAAAAGGAGAACAAAGTGTATAAAGCGGTAAGTGTAATTCAATTACAGAAGATAGCAGAAAGTATTAAAGAAAAGTACAAGCCGGTTAAACCGACTTATACGGTGACTTTAGCCGGGGGCGCAAAGCAAATCTACGAGTATGATGAAAAGTCAATAGAGGACGTTGCCACTCCGCAAGAAGATAAAGAAAAGTGGGCAGAATATAAGAAGCAGCTAGAATTGATGCAAACAGAAGTTAATGAAAAAACTACTGCCTATTTATTCTATGACGGTATAGAATGCGAAATATCGGACGAATGGCTAGAAATGCAATCTTGGTTAGGGATTGAAGTTCCAGATAATAAATTTGATGTAAAAGTTAGATACATTACAACGTATCTATTGAAAACGCCCGAACAGATAAAGGGCGCAATTGCCGAGATTATGCGCTTGAGTATTAAGGGGGTAGATCAATCCGCTGTAAAAGCAGCGGAGGGCACGTTTTCAAGTCTCGTACAGAACCAGTGAAAAACTAATACCCATAGGGGAACTTACCGATTGGGATAAACGCAAGTCAAATTGGGTATACAGTAAAAGATTCTATGAATTACAGGTTGCCAACTTTTGGAATATAACACCGGGCGAATGGGACAGACTAGAATCAGAAGACGAAAAAGCTGAAATGATTGCCGTGTTCAATATGAAAAATATGATGGCCGATTACGAGTCTTATTTAAGGGAAAGAGAATTTGCCAGAAAAGATAGGTCTAATAGCAATATTCGACACAAGCCAGTTTAATAAGGGTCTAAATGATTATTTAGGCGGTGTTGGAAAAGCAACCGATGCAACTAATAAAGCATCGGACGGCGCTTTCAGTTGGACTAGAGCGCTAGAAGTTGCCGTGGGGAATGCGTTAGTAGAAGTTGGAAAACTGGCATTAGAAGCTGGTAAAGCTATTTATAATTTTGGCGCAGAATCGGTAACAATGGCAACCGACTTTCAAACAAGTATGGTAGAGTTGCGAAACGCTGCTGGCGATTCTGGATTGAGCATAGATGATCTTGGAAACTTAGCTCTTAGAGTTGGTGGCGATACAAAGGTATTGGGAGCAAGCGCAACCGGTGCAGCCGATGCTATGATTAACCTGTATAAAGCGGGTTTACAGGATAATGCTATTTTTGGCGATATGCAAGGATACCTAGCAGGTACAGCTGATTTGGGCGGGTTGTTAAAGGCGTCATTCGATTTGGCAGCGGCTTCTGAATTGGATGTTGCGCAGGCTTCGGAGTTGGGTGTTGTTGCTCTATCTATTTTTGGAAATGAGTTAGAAACAGACGCAGAAAAAGGTCAGTTCGCCGCCGATTCTTTAGATAACATTGTTAAGGCGGCCAATGCTTCTAATGCTAGTGTAAGTGACATTTCGGCGGCTTTAGCTTATGCTGGTCCTAACGCAGCAGCTTTTGGTGTAAGTCTTGAAGATACTAATGTTGCTTTAGCTTTACTGTCTAATGCCGGTATTAAAGGCTCTATGGCTGGCACTACTTTAAGTGCAATTATGAGGGACTTAAAGAAGGAAACCAAAGAAAGCGCGGCTGCTTGGGACGAAATGGGTATTTCAATCTATGATGCTGAAGGCGCTACCCGTCCGTTTATAGATATTATAGGCGACTTAGAAGTAGCAATGGAAGGAAAGACACAACAACAGAAAGATGCTATTTTGCAAGATATATTTACAGCGGAGGGCATGCGTGGTATAAATACTATTTTGCAAGAAGGAACTGAAGGTTGGAATGAAATGGCCGGGGCGATAGATGGCGCTACCGGACTACAAGAACAAGCGGCGGCAAAAAGTGCAACTTTCGCCGGGCAAATGGAAGCACTTAAAGGGCAACTTGAGACATTTCAAATAATGTTAGGTAGCGCATTTTTACCGGCATTAACCAGCCTTGCACAAGCATTTATGCCATTAGCCGAAGCGGCCATGCCAGCAATAACCATTGCTTTTCAAAATCTATCCGCTGTGCTAACTAAATTAGTTGGCGGTTTTATAACTTTGACACAGGGCGGTTTTGCTGAGGGGATAGGAACTATCGGTAGTGTAATCGGTAGTGTTTTCGGAGAACAAGCGCAGACGGTATTTACAAACGTCGCTATATTCCTTAGAGAGAATATACCCGATGCTATTGAAATATTTAAGTCGGCTTGGAGCGAAGGAACTGCTTTTATTGGAACTATTATAGAAACACTTAAAGCATTCTTTGCCACAATTGCCCCATCATTGCAAGCCGGTGTTGATCAGTGGGTAAACCTTTTTAATTCATTTATGACAAATGTAGATACAATTTGGGCTGGTATAAAGTCAATTATACAGGGCGCAATTGATATTATTCTTGGTATCGTTACCGTGTTTATATCTGCTTTTAGCGGAGATTGGTCTGCTTTATGGGTAGGAGTTCAACAAATACTAAGTGGCGCTTGGCAACTGATTACAGGAATAGTAACCGCTGCTCTTGGCTTGATTATGACAGTTGTTGGTACAAACTTTGAGAAGTTGTCAACTACAGTTTCTCAACTGTGGACAATCATAAAGGTTAAAACATCTGCTGCCTGGGAAGCGATTAAAACGGCTGTATCCGAAGCGGCTGAGGCGGTAAAGACAAAAGCGCAAGCAATGTATGACGATGTTGTGAGCTTCTTTAGTAGTCTACCTGCTAAAATGTCTGAAATTGGCGGTAACATTATAACGGGTTTGGTTAATGGTATTACATCTGCAAGCGGGGCAGTAGCAGACGCCCTTAACAGCGTTATAGAAGGCGCTATTGCCGGAGCGAAGGCGGCTCTTGGTATACATTCTCCTTCGCGTGTATTTATGGAAATAGGAGCTAATACAATGATGGGTATGGCTCAGGGTGTTAGCGCCGCATCAGGTGTTCCTCAAAGCGCAATGCTTTCAGCAGTTGGCGGGATGGTATCAACTGTGGGCAATACCACCAATAATTACAACAACAGTAGAAATATAGAATTGAACATTACAAATCAAGGGCAAAATTCGGGGAATAGAACATACTTTGATGTTGTTGCAGGATTACAGGCGGTAGGTGTCTAATGTCTCAAGTTGAGTTTGACTATTACATCCCCCCTAGCGTTACTGTAAGCGCAGACGGTTCAATACCAGATATGACCTATGTCTACTCATTTGATGATCGGGATACATTCTTTCTATACGATTTTACCGGTTGGGGTATGCCGTCAATTGATTACATTACACAACAAGGCCCATACGAGCATGGCCAGACAGTTTTAGATTACAGATTACAGCCGCGTACCATTCAACTGACTCATAGAAAACTTGGCAACTGTCGCCAGAATTATTGGGATAATCGCTATACTTTGGTTGACCGATTAAGACCTAATTTTCAGTTGGCCAATACATTTGAACCGGGCAGACTTAGAAAGATTTTACCAGACGGTAGTATTAGAGACATTCGGGTATTGATAGAACAAGGCCCGGTCTTTGCCCCTAGAAGTATTGATAGTTGGGATGAATATGCGTTCACTGAAACCTTACGTTTTATCGCACATAATCCCATCATTTTTAACCCGGCAGTGAATACGGCAAGTTGGACATTATCAGATTTAGAAAACTTGATATTCTATGAGGCGGTAACGTGGCCTAATCGAGCGGTATTTGATGGGGCAATAGCCGGTTCCCGTGGTGTATGGTTTTATGATGAATCGTTGGGAGAAACCATCACGGTAAATTATACCGGGAATTGGCTAAGTTATCCAACGATCATAGCGGTAGGCCCAATTTCAAGTTTGCAAGTTTTTAATAACACAACCGGTGAAAAAGTTGAATTAGATTACAACATTAGCGCCGGTGAAACGGTAACGATAAACTTGGAGTATGGGCAAAAGACGGTTACAAACCAACTTGGTGCAAACCTTATTGGAACGGTTACAACGGATTCTGATTTAGCAACGTTTCACGTCGCGCCAAATCCAGAGGCTCCATTGGGTGTAAATTCTTTTACGGTATATGGTAACGATGCTGTAATCGGTCAAACCGAAGTTAGACTTGAGTGGTATACAAATTATATAGGAATTTAATGATGCCAGTAACACTCTTGACACGTTTTTGCTTCCTTAGTGTGCTTTCTCTTTTGTCCGCATACAGGACAGACATAATAATCCATTCCATCTATTCTATTCTGTTTTCTTGGAATAGCACACTTCCCGCCAATGCTTATAAATTCTTTAGGTCTTATATAAACAGTATAATAATTCTTTTTGTTTATAGTAAATTCTTTTTGTACAGATATTGTGCCATGCATATTCATTATATTAAGAAGTTCTGGCAATTCAAGAATATATCCAAATGTACCACAAACTCTAATGACGCCCTTTTGTCTAACCGTTCCATCTCCGTCTATGAGAGCAGATATAAAACTTGCTTTACATTCTGTACTAGAATTAAATATTTCTTTTGGTATGCTGTTTTTGCCGTCGCAAGAATTTTTAACCCAACTGCAAAACATTATGGAGTTATAAAACGCTCCAAAGAAATCGTCTGGAAGGTTTTTAGTAGTGGCATTTATATTACATTCGTCAAAACACCGTTTAACCCTGTCTCTAAACTCAATATCTTTTACCGAAATGGAAAAACTATTGTTACTAATGCTTCCATCTGTAAGATATGCTCCGATTATGTAAGCGAGAGGTTCACTCATTCCGGTATATTCCCAATATTTAACTGGGCCTCTACCGAGACAAAGTCCATTTTCTCTTGCAACTGTTTTAACCAGGTTGCGAGTAGTATTTAACATTATGGATATTTCAGTTTGATTGTACTTTCTTGTTTCTAGTAATTCTTTGATCTTGTAATATAGTTCATAATTTCTTTTCATTGTTTTATTATATATCAAAATATAGAGGTGTCAAATGGAAATCTCAGGTTATTGGCCCGGCACAACGGTGGGGGACGCTGGCCCATACAGCGCAAATAGTTTTGCAGATAGAATGGGAGCTATGTCAAGATCGGGTGTTGATTTTGGTTTAGCTGCAAATTATAATATTGGAGTTTTTTATCAAATAGGCAATGCATTAGAGCCGGCTATAAACGGCGCTAATGTTGATGTGGATACCGGCGCTTCTTTGGTTGACGGTTTATACCACGAAAATACAGCGGTGGTATCAGTTCCCATTGTTTCACCGGTAGCTAATCCTAGAATTGATTACATCGTAGTTAGGAAAAATTATCAACAGGCTGTAACCTATACCCCGGATGCTTTTGCGCCAACTGTACCACCCAGAACGGCAAGAATAACGGTTATACACGGAGCAGAGGGCGCTATACCAGTTCCACCAACTTTAACACAAGATACAACCCGTACAACCTATTGGGACATACCAATTTGTTCTATTGATGTTTCGGCAATGGGTGTAGGATCGAACCTTGTTGATTTAAGAGAGTTTGTCGGAAACAACTTTGGTGTCTCGATTCTTGCAGCCGATAATGGTATAGCTGATGTTATAGAACTAGAGACAACTGTAAGTGATGGAAACGGCGCTAATGGACTTGGAGCAGCTATAAAATTCAAGTTAGAAGATACGGCTGGTGTTACAGAAGACGCCGGACAACTGGCAATAACTTGGAAAGACGCTACATCGGGTAGTGAAGATTCTCAACTTGAATTAAGATTAGAATCTCGTGGTTCTCCTAATCTGTCGGCTGTAATCGTTGCTCCTACTACGGCCAGTGCAGACGGTAATGCAAGGGGGGCCGGTTCTAACGATTTACAAAACTCAAGAACGGCTGTAACCGATGTTGCCAGTGGTCAAAACTGTGTCATAGCCGGAGGTCATAGTAATGAGGCAAGCGGTAATGTAGTAGCAATCGGCGGCGGTTATTTGAATGTAGCCTCTAACGATTACTCAACAATTGGCGGTGGTTATAGAAACAAGACAAATGCGGTTTATTCAACTATACCAGGTGGTTACGGAGCTTATACCGATAAACGCGGGCAAGTTACCACTGCCGGTTTTTACTTTACTACACGTGGCGACGCACAAGGAACAATTCAGGTTTTTGTTGGTAGAAACGTTGCTTCTCATACAAATACAACTTGGTATGATTTATACATAAACAGCATTGATGCCGTTGATGGTTTATTGTCAATACCATCCGACACACTTTGGAACTTTGAGATTCTTTTATCCGGTTTAACTAGTGGCGCTGCTCAAAGATGGTGTTACAGCATTACAGGTTCAATTGTTAATGATGGCGGTACAACAACTTTAATTGCGTCAACCGTAACAACAATAAACGAAAGCGATGCAGCTTATGAAGCACAAGTTGTTGCGGACGATGCGAATGATGCATTATTAGTTCAGGTACGACGTAACGGCGGTTCTGATTATGATGTTCGTTGGCTTGCTACTCTCAAAATATTAGAGTTAACCTACCCTGCATAATACTATGAATCGTAGAGAATTCTTGACGCTAGGTTTATTTTTACCAGTTTTTCCAAAGCTGGCAACAACAAACAACGTTAAAACAGAAACAACCGAATCTATGTCTTTTCCAATTGTTTTTGCTGAAAATACAAACCAAACTAATAAAGTTTCAATATCATACTTAAAATCTAATAACATCTTTGAACAGTTATGGCAAGATATACTGCAAATTATCAAATAGTTCTGTATGATAGCGCAGGAACTAAACTCGCAATTCTTGACGATTATCGGTCATTGCAGTTTCAAAAAGTGGTTAATGATAAGGGCTTCTTTACCCTTATCATTAACAATAACGATGCAAAGAAAGCGCTATTTGAGAAAAACGGTATTCTTATCGTTATGCGAAAAATACCAGGGTATACTAACTGGTATACAGAATTTGAAGGACACTGTGAAGATTTCTATACTAACATTTATCAGAATGGCAATGAGCAATTTACAGTGGTTGGCAGCGGTTTTAATGGACTTCTAGCACGGCGCATTATCGCTTATGAGGAAGGAACTTTTCAGGCTTCTAAAAGCGACTTCTCTGAAACCGTTATGAAAGAATTTGTGCAAGAGAACATTGGCCCATCGGCGACGGTTGCCAATACGCGCTTTGCCGATGGGGTACAAACAAACTTTACGGTAGCAGCCGACACTGCCGCTGGTTTAGTTTGGAATGGTGACAGAACCGGTAAAAACCTTCTTCAAGTTTTACAGGAAATATCAAACTTTTCAGAAATTGACTTTGATGTTAGCACTAATACAACCGTTGGAACGTATGTGTTTCAAACCTATGAAGATCAGTTGGGTAGTGATAGAACTGTGGTCGGATTAAATCCGGCAACCGGGTTAAACGGCGCTGGCAACGCCCCTCACGTCTTTTCACCGATTATGGGAAATGTACAAGAAGCTTCATTTTCTACTAAGGCAAAAGAATCTTCTAATCGAGTATTTGTCTATGGTCAGGGTACAGGCGCAACAAGACAAATTGAATATAGAGAAGATGCTACTCTGATCGGTGTCAACAATATCAACCTTAGAGAATCCATGCGTGGTGGTAGTAGTCAAAATAGCGCTGTTAAACTGCAAAGTTTAGGGGATGAGCAGTTAGAAAAACTTAAAGAACAAGAGAAGTTTGAATTTACTCCGATGGATATTCCATCATCTTTATACGGTGTTAATTACTTCTTTGGTGATAAAGTTACCGTTAGAATTGGTAACGAACAACGAAACAAACGGATTGTCAGTGTTAAAATATCGTTAGCAAGTGGTAAAGGCGAATCTGAAAAATCATTTGAATTTGAGGACATACCGACATAATGGATGAATTAAGGCAATCGTTTGAAAGTATACGCGAAAAGTTAAAAGATTTATTCAATAGAGTAAATCAACTGGAAGCCGCGCCAACTATAAATCCAGGTGGTGGCGGCGGTGCGCCTGTAGACGCTCAATACCTAGTGCTTGCCTTCAATGCAACATTAACCAACGAAAGAAGACTTGACTTTTCGGCAAGATTTGCAACCGTAGACGGCGGTGCTGGCAACGATTATGATGTGGATTTAGCTGTAAGCGGTGTAGGGGCAGGTGTTTACGGAAGTGCTACCCAAGTCCCACAAATCACAGTTGACGCTTACGGAAGATTGACAAATGCTGTGAATGTTGCAATTTCTGGTGTACCACCCGTTTCCCATCCTCTATTAGGAAGCACATATCACAGCGATGTGGTAAACAACGGCCCTACACGTGGCAGCTTGATTTACGGCAATGCCACACCGCGATGGGATGAGCTTGCTTTGGGCGGCGTGTCTGGAAGTATCGTTACTAGAGACGCGACAGACGTTTTGTGGAGTGATTATTCATTAGTTGGCACCGCCGGAAAAGTTTACACGTTCCCGGTTTCCGCAGCAACATTGGTTGCCGGGGGCGGCTCAGGGGTACTAAATAGAATCGCTTATTGGTCAGACAACGAAACAATAACCAGCGCCGCCGGTTTGACGGTGGACGCGGCCAACAATTTCTATCTCGTGTCTAACGCGGGCGGGTTCGGAAACAGCGCGGCAACTGCGCGGCTTGTCTTTGACTCAAGCGGCGCGCAGGACTATGCATATTTTTCAGGGTGTTATGTGGGCATCAATGACACCGCGCCAAACTACCATCTCGACGTGAACGGCAAAATCGGCATCAATGGCGTGCAGACGGTGTATAATGCCGGGGCGCTGGATGCTAATTTTCTAGGTTCGATTTTTATTGGAAACGGTGGGGCTTCCATATCGCATACCGGCGGGATCGAGGGCTACTATAACTACGGGAATGGGCATCAGTCGCTAAACGATTTAACTACCGGACACTCGAATTTTGCCGGTGGTTGGCGGTCGTTGTACCATATCACAACGGGCTACTGCAATGTCGCGGTCGGCGGGTTTGCTGGAGCAGATGACGACGCTCTCAACGATCTGCTAACCAATACCTACTCTATATTCATTGGCTATGATGCCCGCGCATCGGCTAACGGCAACACGAATGAGGTGGTGATCGGCGGGAATATCGCGGTTGGGCACGGTAGCAATACAACCACCATTGGGAATGCAGCCACAACCGACTTTTATGCATTAGGAAACCATCATATAGAAGATGGTCATTGGGTGGGGTCTGCCGCCGAACGTACCGTTTACGATACAACCAACAATCGGATAGACAACATGCTATCCGACGCATTAGGCGCAAGTACCTTGCGCGTTCTAAATAGCGGCGCTACTGTGGTTATGTATGTTACCAGTCTGGGGAATGCGTATTTTTCCGGTGACATTGCAGTCAATAACGGAAAATTTGTGGGTATCTCCGGCGACGTGCGCACGGTTTACGATTCGACGCTAGGAGCAATCATCGAACAACTTAATGACCTCGGTGGCACTGATGAGTGGAGAGTTTACGATTCGGCGTCCGTAAAAGTGGCCTATATCAATTCAGATGGAGAAGGCTATTTCGCTAGTAAAGTTGGTATTGGCGCAGTTCCGGCAACCGCGCTACATGTCGTCGGCGCGGTAAAAGTCGTCAGCAACGGCGACAAATTCTCGTTGTTTGAGGACGATGTGGCTGAGGCGAACGGCTATCTAAAACTAACCAACGCTACTGGCGCAGCAAATGTTCTCGTGCCATATCTGGCAATGAGGGGGAACACAACCGGCGCGGGATACAATGCGCTAATCGAGGCCATTTGCACCAATGATGCCGTGACGGATACCGGCCCAGTAATTACCTATAGAGCCAGTCATGGTGCCACCGCTGTAACCAACCGTGTTCTGTTTCAGTTTCAGAACTATACGACCAACGTAATAACGGTGCTGGCATCTGGAGACACCGGCATTGGTACAGTGACGCCCGGCGCAAAACTGCACTTAGACCAGAGCAGCAGTTCGGGGGCAAAACCAGTTTTGACGCTAGACCAGGCCGATGAGGACTTTGTGCTCTGCAAGTTTATCGGCTATGCCAGCGCCGCAAGCGCCAATCGCACGTTTGTGAGCGCATCGGATTTCACCAC